ACTACTCATATATTTGTTATTTAGATAGGTTATTATCCTGTGGGATTGGCTTTCTTTAGGCTCTTGAAGTGCTATTCCCACCAAGTTGAACCTGTTATGGCGACATAGCTAGGATTTGAACCTAGGAACCCATTTCTGGATTGCCAGTTTTCAAGACTGGTGCATTAAACCAAACTCTGCCACTATGCCCTATTTTTATTTACAGCCATTGTTGGATTCGAACCAACCTCTCCTTACATTAGTAAAGTAATTTTTCCTACTAAACTAAATGACTATATTAAAAAGATGCTTGATTTCTGCAGCTCTCAGCATCTTTTTGCCTAATCTCTATATAGTGAATTCTGCCTATATATTTTAGACTTGCCTTTGAAATGGATTCGAACCATTGACTCCCTGTCGCATACAGGGGATTTTCCCACTAAACTATCAAAGGGTATAATGTAAAGTAGGAGTAAATTATATTGACGTCAAATATAAATTTTATATCTAATGCGAGATACTATATTAACCTACTTTATTTTTGCATATCACCTGTTATGGATTCGAACCACTTTCTCCTATACATATATTTTCATACATGCAGCAGGTGTTATTTGGTCGCAGGGGTTGGATTTGAACCAACATCGTCCGAAATATGGGCTCAGCTATGCTATATTACACCACCCTGCTATATTGGGTGCGAGGGCTGGATTCGAACCAGCGAACTCTAGCTTATGAGGCTAGTGAGATGCCAACTTCTCCACCTCGCAGTATTAAATTATTAGCATTACCTAATTAAAGGCTGGTCGAGTACATTGGATTCAAACCAATTCCATCATCCACCTGTTGGATGCCGTGCACCATACACCATACTCGATATATATATATACAAATGATTTAAGGTATATCATCAACCACACATCGAGCATTATTTATTTTTCATAGACTAAACTATGATTAATCTATTTCATCTCATGCTCTATTTTGTTCACCTTTGAGAACCCTATGAAATAGATTATATATTACTTATACATAATATATAACATCTTTATGGCGATAAGGGAGGGATTCGAACCCTCGATACATAATTAAATGTATGTCTCCTTAGCAGAGAGATGGTTTAAACCTACTCACCCACCTTACCATTATATTTTTAAATTGGTGAGATTCATAAACAACTAACTTTAGTCCCAGTAGAACGGATATTACCTTCATATTGCAATTCTCTTGTGTATGGTCATAGCAATACATATCTACAAAGTTTTAGTCCAGATATTCCATACATACTAATATCTAGTTTTATTTTAGTTGATTTGTGTACAACTCTGTTTAGTACCACATACACTTTGGTACTTTTTCAGGGTATTGCAGGACTCGAACCTTAACTCTCTGCAATAGCAGATTGTTTTACCATTTAAACTATCAACCCATATATCTGTGAGAGCCTAATCACTCTCTAGGGAATTGAAACCCTCCCAACTTGCAAAATTGGTACTTGTCACCCTATTATATTTAATCCAGTGTTTGTGTCCTACAAGATTACTCTTGTTATTAAACGATACATAAGATTTTTGAGCTGGTTTTCTTATGCAGTAGAACCATCACTCTACATTTCAAACAGTCAGCTTTGTTCACTAGAGGCTACAACTTTCTCCGTCATGATTATATTACCACAAGTTTAAATATATGTCAAGCATTTTTTAAATTTTTTATTTAATTTTTTTATAAATTCTACTAAATGCCTCATATTCACTTAAACATACTGGCTTAAAATTATTAACATCTACACCAACATTATATGAATTTTTAATCTTTTTTATAATATGGCTATTGCTATGAATATGCCCATATAGATGAGTGCTACCATATTCTTTTTGTTTCCATGAAGATATTGGAAAATGAAATAATATGTATTTCTTATTATTGACTGTTATTTCTTTATAATCAACTATCTCCTCAAATAAAGACTGGTCAAAATCTTTTCCAATACATATATTATCATGATTTCCTAATATAAGTATCTTTCTACCTCGTAATCTCTTAACAATTTCATTAGTTTCTTTACTATTTCTAAATGATAAATCACCTAATATGAACACTAAATCATCATCATGTTTTACTGTACTATTCCATCTTCTTATAAGTTCTTCATCATGAATTTTTATATATTCCTTATTAACCTCCATTTTATATTTATCCCAAAGGTCATCTGGTATATTATAAATTTCTTCATTTGTCAAACCTTCATCTTTTAATTTATTTACTATTGCTTGATGTTGGGTTATTCCACATAACTCCCATCTTTTTGGTTCAAAGTCTAATATATTTTCATGTCCAAAATGTAAGTCAGATGTAAAAAATATTTTATCTGAGGTTGGTAACGATAGACCGCTTTTTCTTCTCCATTTATTTCTTTTTGGTGTAAAAATATTTCTTAAATATTTTTCAAATATTTTAACAGAGATTTTACTTAAAAATTCTTTAACCATGTCTTCACTATTTACTTCATTAAAAAACATATTTCTATGTGACTTTAATTGATTTATACTATCATTTGCCAAATCTCTTGCTTCTTCTAATGAATATTTGCTTAATTTAGCATTAGTTAAAACTTCAATATTATCTTCCATATAATTATGGGAATTCATAGATTTTTTAAAATCAAATGTTTCTATATATTTTTCTGCAAATAAATTTAATCTTAGTATATGATGTAATTGTTTTCCATCATATCCATATTTTTCTATCTTATCTCTCAACCCTTCATAAGGATGTTCTAATGCTTCTAATTTATTTAAAGCCATACCATAAGTACAAACTATTAATTTTACTGGATTTGCACTAGAAATCATATCAGCATTATCTAATATTTCTAACATATCATTTTTAAATAATGGGTTTAATATTCTAAATTCTGTATGTAATATTTCAAGATATTTTATATTTTGTTTTCTAAATAATTCTGTTATTAACCTAATATCTTTAACATCTATATGTTCATTATTATCTAATATTATTGTTTCAGATATATATTCATCCTTATTTATTAAGTTTTCAAAGGTAGGTAATACAATAGCTACTGTATCTATATCAGATTTATACTCATCTGTATATAAATCTAAATTATAATTTTTACTTCCTTGTAAGGCTACCATTAAAAACTCATATTGTGGTCTCAATCTTTTTAATTCATTTACATGGTACTTTATACCTTTAAATATATTATTTTTTCTTTGTTTATCTATATCTGCCATTTTTAATCACCTTCTTGCTTAAATAATGTATCTATTAATTCATAATAATAATCAGATGCATCTTTCATTCTTCTAAAAGAATTCATTATAATTCGTTGTTCTTCTAATGAAATTAAAGGAATAGTAATATTTGATATATCTGCTACAGTAAGTCTTTTTTGTTTTTTATTCTTAGACAATCTATGTATTTTCTCAAACATCTTTGTAGATGTAAGTACTTGATATACATAATCCTCATAAACTATATCTCTATTTACTCTTACAATTATATTTGAACTATCATATACATCGTTTAAAAAATAAGGTTTTATAAAAGGGTTTGATTTAACAATAAGTGTACAGTATCTATTTGGAAATACTGGAAATACTATGTCTGTTGCTTTCACCATACAATCTTTACGCTTCTTACTAAAGTTATAAGTTTTAACAGGTGTATCTATTTTTCCACCTATAAATGTTGTAAATAAATCATTATATGAAATCAATCGTGCCTCTGTTCCAGTATCTGATTCCAATATCTGCTGTCCTTTAAATACATCTGCAATATCACCTAATCTTACATGTGAAATAGTATCAAAGTCTATTTTAATCACCTTCCTTCTTGTATAAATTATTTATTTTTCATAAGTTTCAGATTCTTGTATTTCTGGATTTCCTTCCTCATTTTCAATTATTTCAAATCTGTGTATTCTAATCCAACCATTATCTTGATATGTGGATATTTGTAGTCCTACTCCCTTTTGTATTCCAATTATAATATGTTGTCCATTACTATCTGTACCATCTAACATATCACTTTCAGTATCAATAATAAAATCAATAAGCTTTTGCTCGTTTCTTTCTCCTGATGTAATATTATTAATTATATCATTTAAGATTTCTTTTATCTTATTCACATCTTCCATATTACTATTCTCCTATATATTTATTTTAACATCTTGTGCTTTTAATTTATCTAATGCCTCTTGAAAATAATCCATAGTTAAACCTGTTTCTGTATCTACATGTATTAAATTATCTCCATACTTATATAAATCAAATATATCATCATCTATAATTAGAAAAGGTATATTTTTAAATGTAAACATTCCACTTCCTTTAAAATGATAATCTTCTATTTCATCTTCTCTCCAAGATATATAATTTTCTTTTGGTATTCTATTAGTCCTACCACCTATATAGGCTTTAACTTTATTTATCTTAAAAACTGTATTCCATTCTGTTGGTGTCAATTCATATCTTCTTGTAGTTGTTAATATAATTGTATATGGTGCAACATCATATAACTTATTTAAAAATTCAACTGCTTCCTTTTGAAAACACCATTGTTGCATAAAATTTCTATATTCAAAATCTTTATTTTCATCTTCTTTATGAACTAAAGCATTATGGATTTTTATTATATAATTACTACCTGCAGTTACACCATCCATATCTAAATATAGTATAAACTTATATTTTTCATCTGTTTCTATTTTATATGGCTCTAATGATTTCACTAATTCATCTGGTGTATATCTACTTAATAATTTCTTAAAATCTTTCTGTAATTCTTCATTTGATAAATCCTTAAATTTCATTTTACCAACCTTCACTATCTATTTGTTTCGCTCTGTTTATTGCATTTGCAACTACAAATCTATTACTAATAAATCTTTCTTTAGTCATGACATCTACTACTTGCTCTGGTGTAAATTCATGTTGATAATCACCACAATATATTATTCTACCTTGAACATTAATATCATCTATTGGATAACCATTTACAAAATCATCTACTTGTAATATTTCACATATATCTTCTGCTTCTACAACTTTAATAACTTTCTCATCTCCTGAAACATCTTCATATATACTTTTATTACAACATAATAGTATTGGTTCTCCACTTGATAAGTCTACACCATAAAATCCACCTTCACTTGTTCTTGCATAACCTAATTTAACCATAATTTTAATCCTTTCTTAGATTTCATCTGCATAAAATCTACCAAAATTATCTAACCATTCTTCTAATTCTGGTGTCAATATACCATCCTTAGTCATGTGTTTTGCTAAACAAACTAATGTATCATTTACTATCATATCTTTATCAAAATCTTCTTCATATTTTGATATAATATTTTCTGCATCTAATAGTTCTCTTTCATAATCATTATTTGCATCTTTTAATTCATCTATTTCTTCTTGTAATTCTTTAATCTTTTCATCCTTTTCTTCTAATTGTTTTCTTAAATCTTCTATTTCATCTAACTTAGAATACCCTAATATTCCACTATCTTTAATTTCATTATTTTCCATAAGGAATACTCCTTTCACCAAATTTCCAATCAAATATAACTTTACCATTTTCAACCATTACTACAACACCAATAATATTAAGTCTTATTGCATTTTCAGAAGCTAAAAATAATGTTATTATACTTTGTACTATATCTAAGCTTCCCATAGCAAATGATTCTAGTATTTCTTCTAATAATTCATCTGGTGTTATAGGTTTACTTCCTATTGGAATTTCTTCAACTACTTCTTTTTTCATATTATTTTTATTAGCATTAACAATCTTTCTTGCTTTAGTTATATCTATAATATTATTCTTCTGTTGATTTCTTTTTTCTACCTCTTTTTGATTTTGGTTTTGATTCTGTTTTTCCACCTATAAAATCCTCCCCATTATGAGCTTCTAAAAATTTATAAAAATCAATTAAAAATTCTGCAAAATCTTTCTTTGAATTTAAAGTATCTTCATCTTCCTCATCTTCATAATCTTCGTCTTCATAATCTTCGCTCTCATCTTCACATTCTAAACAATTATCAGATTCTTTTACTAAAAACGAAGATTCTATTCTAATACTATCTTCAGTTACAATCTTTTCAAATACTAACTTATTTACACCAAATAAATTTGCCTCTTCTGAAAATAAATATGACGTAACAGCCTCAACTAACATTTTCTGCATACCCTTATGTACATCTGTGTACTCTACTTCATTGCTACAATTTCCTTTACAATTACTACATTCTTTGTTCATTTTAAATCTCTCCTTTAATTTTATTTTTCTTTTAAATCATAAAATGTTTCTTTTATTATAATTCCTTCATTCTCTGCTTTTGAAACACTCCATCCTTCTTTTAATAAATCTTTTGCACTTACTAGTCCATTTTTATCTGCATATTTTCTAAATATTCCTTCTGCTGTCATTTATTAACCATCTTCCTTTCTTTTGTAAACTCTCCTTGTCTTAACATCTTTTGCAAGTCATGTACCTCACTTAGTTCTCTATCTACACAATTTCTAATATTACATATTTTATCTTCAAGCATTACATAAAGATTTTCAATTTCCATAGTCCAGTTAGAAAATAAAATATCATTATTCATTAATAAAATAACTTTATAGTCTTTATAATATATATCTTTTTTAAATCCTTTAAGTACCTTTTCAAGCTGAACCATAGATACAGGATGTAATAAACCATCAATATTTGAAATTACAAAATGTCTTATTCCACTTAAACTAAATACATATAGATTATAATATAACCAGAATAATGATGTAACACCACTACCATGCTCTTCTTTTATAAAACATTTAAACCAATCATTAACTGTGTATTCACTTCTAAACATTTTAAAATTTTTATCTATTATTTTAATACAAAATTCTTCAAATTCTTTAGAAAATGCATCTGTATTAGTTATCCTTTCACTAACACCCATTTCAGTTAAATCAAATACATGTCCACACTCTATATACCCTATTTTATTATCTGAATATGGTGTAATTATTTCGCAAGTATGTTCTTTTTCTGTTAAACTAAACTCAACACTTTTTTGTACTACTTTTAATGATGTATTCCATTCATCCTTATCAAACAATTTTGATAATTCCTTAGTTAAAAACATCTAATCACCTCCTACCTCTATTATTTCTTCTTAATAATTCTGCTCTAGATATTAACATAAGATTTTCAATTACTAAGTTATCTGGATTTCCATCTTTAGTTACAACTACATAACCTTTAGGCAAATCCTTTTGATTATGCAATTCCCATAAATACTTTTTATATAAATTATTAGGTTTTCTATTTCCTCTCCAATCTATATTTATATAATAATTCCATTCAACTTTTCCTTTATTTTTTCCTTTTCTATGAGTGCTTTTCCTTTTTACTACTGTTCCTTTTCTTAATGTATTATAAGGTAAAAACACTCCTTCTTCACTAGACAAAGGAGATGCTGCTGTATTTTGATATTGTATATATGTCTTACTACATTTTTCTTGACTTTCCTTTGACATCCATTCTTTTTGAGGTTTTCCTTTATTAAATGAAGGTTGTCCTTTTATAAATTGATTATCTTTAAATCCTTGGGATATATGTTCTCTAGCCCATTGACAATAACACCAATAGCTACAAGTTTTTCTTTCTTTATATTCTGGTTTAGGTTCAAACTCTTTTCCACAAACTATACATTTATTCATAAAAACCTCCTTACAAGAATTGATTTCTAGGGAATTTTATAGAATAACCAATATATCTTCATTACCTGTTTTCTTTTATTACATCCTTAAAAGTGCTTATAAATATGTATGGTATATATAAAATCCAAATTGCAGAAGCAAGAAAAGTACATATAAATATTGTTTTCTTATCTCCTATCAATTCTCTATCTTCATTATTATCTATATCTAATTCACTTACTAACATAAATTGTAAAATTTTATATACAATAATTCCAACTACTATATAAAATAATATTCCAGTTATTGTTTCTAATCTCAATGTCTACACCTCTTTTCTGCCATATAATCCTTCTAGTTCATTTACTGCTTTTGTATATCTTCTTTTTGCCTGTGTTACTTCTTTTTTATCAACTTTATTCTGTATAAATAAATCTTCTAATATAGATACTTCTGCTTCTAAATCTGCAACTTTAGTTATTCCTTCTAATATCATCTCTTCTGTAACTTGTTTATCTATTGCAGTATCTATAGCTTCTTTATATACATCATCTATCCTACTTTGATTTATAAAATTAATATACTCTTCTGTACTATTAAATGTTCTTATTACTTCCATTTAGGTTCTCCTTTAAATTTCATTTAGTATCTTCTTTATACCACCCAAAATTTTCATCAATATGAGTTAGTTTACCTACACCCTTATTTAGAAATTCTTTATCTATTCTATCTGCTTCTTGTAATGATTTATCTTTATATGTCATAAATACCTCCTATACTAATTCTGCAATATCACACTCTAGTACTTCTGCAAGTTTCTTTATTGTTTTTAAAGTTGGGTTATCTCTATCTCCACTTCTTAACATATCTAAATATCTAACAGTCATTCCTGCTTTAACAGCAATTTGTTTACTAGACATATATTCTCTTTGTGATATTATCCTATTTAATTTATCTGCAAAACTTTCTTCCTTATTTGATTTTCTAATTACTTTGTCTGTATTTGAATATAATTTAGGAAGTAACCTAGTTATAACAACATCTTTGGTTAAATCTTTTTCTTCATCATCTAATAATGATATTGTTTTTATACTTCTGCCTCCATCTGGTCTATTAAACTCAACTACTGGTTCTCTCAAAAACATTTTAATTGTATTTACCTCTAACTTTTTCATAATTATTCTACCTCCCTTAACTTATCTAACATTCTAGTATTCTCTAATACTATTTCATTTATTATATAATTATCTATTTCACTATATTCTGTTAAAACATCCTTATACTCTTATTGTACTATAAGTTTTAAAATATGTCAAGCATTTTTTAATAAATCTTATGAATTATCACTAGATTTTGTTTCAACTACAATATCCTTATTTAATATTAGAATACAATCACAGTCCCAACCATATAATGCAAAATATAAATTATCATTAATTATAAGTTCTATTGCATCATAATCATCTTTAAGTTTCTCAAAATCAAGAAAATAATCATCTTCTGCTGCAAATTTAGGTTTATCTGCTTGTTGTGGTAAATCTTTTAATTGAGATACATCTGTAATAGTTAATACTTTAGCGTCGTCTTTCAATGTAAATTTAAACCATCTATTATCTGTATATTTATCAAAATGGAAGTCATTATCATCTACCCATTCTTTCCAGCCATATCTACAATTAATATTACTAGCCCATAAACCTCCTAATGGTTTATTCCAACCATATTTATTTTCTACTTCTTTAAAACTATTCTGTCCGTCAAAATGTCTATGCCCATAGTGTATATAGGTATTCATAATAATCACTTCCTTTCTTTATAAATCTTTATATATTCTATTTAAAGTATTCTTTATTTATTTAACATTATTATAGTTTAATACCAATATTTGCTTGTAGTTCTTTCCAAATAACCTAATCAAATCTTCATCTGTATATTTAAGTAAGCTTATTATTCTTATTTGTGTTAATAAATCTTGTTTATTATTTCTCATATCTATCGTCTCTAATCTTTACTCCAATACCCATAAACACATCTTGTTCCTTCTCTAGTGCAATCGTATGTATCGTATAATACACCATCTTTTACACAAGTTAAATGTTTACTAGCTTTAATTATTAAAATTCCTTTTGGTAATTCATTCTCATTTAGATGTACTTTACATCCACTTCCTATTGTCATTAAAGGATGCCATTTCCATTTTAATCTTTCTTCTATATATTTTCTTGATAACGGTTTTGGTACACCATTTCTAACACTACTACTTTCTTTAAATTTATGCTTTCTTCTTTTACTATGTTCCATGTGATATTTAATAAATTTATCTAAATCTTCATACACCTCTTTGTAATCTTTTCCTGTTGCATTGCATATTGCTCTACATACACAATCTCCAGCACTACCTTTAAAATATTTACTTCTACCACCATCACTATATACTACTTTCACTATATCTCAGCTCCTAATCTATATAATCTTTCATCTATTTCTGTTGTAACATATTGCATCATATTTGAATATACATTATAAATTTTTCCCAATGTTTTATCTATATTAGCTAATTCTCTTGATGCTGTCATTAAATCTGATACAGCATATACAAAACTATTTCTTAAATCCGATAAAGTTTTTATATTATTTATTTTAGATAATTTTAGTATTTCATCTACTGCCTTTGTATATTTTACATCCTCTTTTACTATAAATTCGTCATTGTCCTTAAAAGCCTCATATAAGTTTGTCAATGTTTGGTCTTCTAATTTTAATAAATCCATTTTGATTTACCACCTTTCTTAAATAATTCTTTTATATTGTATGATAATAATTTTAAAAATTGTCAACATTTAAAATTATTATTTCCTTTTACATCTGTTATTATACTATAAGTTTTAAAATATGTCAAGGGTTTTTTCAAAATTTATTAAATTTGTTTAAACCTAGAGACCAAAAAGATAGCATAAATCTATATGCTATCAATTTATTATTTATATTATTTCTCTTCTAATTCCTCATTTGAATTATTATCTCTAAATGCTTTTGGCATATTTGATTGATTATTCAAATTATTCGTATCAGGTGTATCATTTGTTTCTTCATTATTTTCTTCTGTCTCTGGTGCATCCTCGTTTGAATCATCTATATCTTCTTCACTATCTGCTTCATCAACATCAGGTGTCTTATCCCAGAATTTCTTCATAGCACCATGTTTTCATAATTGTCTTGCATATTCATCTGGTAATTGGAAATCTTCCTCTGATACTTTTAAGAAATCTCTAACCCAGTCTATCTCATCTACTATCCATTGTTGTAATGTTGATGCAACTTGTTTTACCCAAGACTTATTTGAAAGTAGTGAAATAAGATGTTTACACATAGCACCATAACCATTTGGATTTGTTATATTAGAAGGTCTGTTTTCTGGTTTCCCATATTTATATTCTAATACAGAAGCCATATAAGCAAATCTATACACAAAATCTCCACAATTACAATCAACTTTTATATTCATACCATCCATTGCACCTAGTAAAGCTTTTCTTACTGTTTCTAATGACATTTTCTTATCTCTTGCCTCATCTACTTCTAAACCTACCCAATATAAAATATCATCTAATTCTATTGTATCAAAATAGTCTCCTACTCTATTAGTTATTACTATTGCATCTCTTGTTTTAATTGATGTTGTATCTATATCAACTAAACTAAAACCTTTATAACCTGCTGATTTATTATATCTAGTTATTGTTTCTGCTTTTGATTTTGCTAATAATTCATTTCTTGATGCTTCTTCTAACTTTTTACTTTCTACTTTCTTTTTATTATTTCTATATGCTATTCCAATTTCATCTATATATCTTTCAAAACTATCTGTATTTTCAAACTTTTTATTATCAGGATACAATAAATAGAATGTTCCATTTCTATTTTTACTAATAGCACTTCTAATAAATATTGTTCTAAACTGTCTGTCTGCATATTCAAATTCTAATTTTGGTTTTCCTGTTTTTGCATACTCTAACCTAGAATCTATCTTTAATGTCTGTTTAAGTCTATCTTGTAATCTTTCTAAATTATCATATTGTGCTTGTACCCATTCATTTCCTATACTCTCTTTCAACTTTCTACTTTCTGTCAAAGATATTTTATTTGCATTATCTAATAATTCTTTTAATTTTGCAATTTCATTTTTCTGCCCTAATGCACTAAACCCATTATCTATATCTTTTTGTAGCTCTTTTATTCTTTTTTTCACAGCATCCACACTAACAAAATCAGAATTATCTACTAAATACATATCTCTATTATCTTTTATTTTTCTTACCTTATATCCATTACATCTTAAATCATTTTCAAATGATTTCTTATCTGGATAATCACTATCTTCTATAACTTTAGAATTACCATCTTCATCTGTAACATATCCATATAGATGTATTCCTTCTGTTATTCTTTTACTTTCTAATATTTGTATTTTACCCTTACAGTATTTATTTTCTGTTTCAATTAAATTTATAAGAGTATCATAATTATATGGAGATACAAATTTACCTTCATTTTTCTTAAACACATTTAGTAACTTATCTTTTCCAAACTTATTTATTATACTTGGTATATCAGATTCAACTGTATTTGTATGACCTTGAACACTTGATATAGAAGATACCATTAAATCAATATCAATAATCTCTTCTGGTTTTATATTTCTATATACGATATATTCTGTATCATTTTGTTCAACTAAATTTTCATCATTTTCATCTATTTCAAATGTTATAGTTGCACCACCATATCCATATCCTCTTACTGTACTACACCAGATACCAGCACCTTCAGCCTCACTACCCTTACCATAAACAGATAATCTCATTCCACCTTTAATGCCTTCTGTGTTTATTTTTACAGCATTTTGATTAGAGGTATTATGATATAATGTAATATTTCCCATTATATAACCTCCTAATTATATTATTTATTTTCTGTTTTTACCTCTTCATCTTCCTTACTCTCTTCTTTTACTTCATCTTTTTTACTATCTGTTTTCTTTTTAACTGTTTTCTTTTCTTCTTTTTTTGCTTCTTCATCTGCCTTGGATTGAGATTGAGCTTGAGCCTGAGCTTTTGCTTCCTCTTCTGCCTTTTGCATTTCTTTCATCATTCTTTCTTGCTCTTCCATTATTCTTCTATTTTCTGCTTCTTGCTCTTCCATTTTTCTTTGAAATTCTTCTTGTTTTCTTTGTCTAACTTCATTATCATCAATACCCTCAATATTTGTTTTGGATATTAATCCTAATGAAATTAACTTATTTACTCTCTGTCTTTCCATATCATAATATGAATCCATTATTGGTTCAGATGTTTCTCCTTTTGCTAATGAAACACCACATACATTAATAACCTTATTACTTCTGTTAAAAATTGTAAACATTTATATTACCTCCTAATTTAAAATACTTTTTTAAAATCACTTCCATCATATAATAAATATGACTTATCCCCATATTTAGAACCACCTCTATATGTAGAATGTGTATCTGTAAAGAATAATCTAAAACCTTCTTCTTTTCTTTCTGTTATTGTTTCTACAGGAGAATGCCCTACTATTTGATTTGGTATTAACATTTTCTCTCTTAATGCAGATTGAAACAACTCTCTTTTATCTGTCCATACAGGAGAACTACATAAATCATTACCACCTCTCATGTATGAACAATATTTATAATATACTAAATTATTTAATTTATCTTCTTGTAACTTATCTATAACTGGTTTCCAATCTCCATAAGTATCCAACACTTGACATATATAATCATTTGTAAATCCTGCGTGAGAACATACATAAGTAGTATTTTCATCTATTTCAAATTCTGTATATAAATCAAATAAATTTATATTATTTTCTAATAATCCATTTACTTCCTCTTCTCTTTCATACTGATGTCCTGAACAAGGAAATTGTAAATAACTCAATTCATGATTTCCAATACAAAAAGTATATTTATCTGGATTAGATTTCTTTAATTCTATAACCTTATTTAATGTTTGTATAGATTCAACATTAGTTGTATTCCAATCATCTACATAATCTCCTAAAAAGATTACTCTGTCTAAATTATATTCTTTATCTAATCTTCTTACATCATCAAATATATATTGATGATTATGTACATCCCCTACAAATAAAACCTTCATATACTACCTCCTATAATACTGTATCAAGCCCTGTTATATGTTGTACACTATCATCTTTATTTACAAATTTTCCATAGAAACCTTGTGTACCATCATTATTAACATCATAATAGAAACTAGTATTAACATCTATTGATACAATAGGTTCGTGGTGTGCTTTCCATAAGTAACAGTCTTCTGAATAGAATGTAAGAGTTGACCTTACTATATTTCCTTTATTATTCATATTATGAATATCACTATTATCTTCAATTTCACTATTAAACATTATATTAAATGTATGATACATATTTAATCCATGTAATACTTTAACCAAAAGTGTTGGTCTTAAATGATAATACCATAATATCTCTCTAACTAATGCATCGTTAGTTATTCTATCTCTAGTCCATACATCTAATTGCCAATTTACTGTTATTGGAATTACTTGAGCTCTTACTTCTAATCTTTCTTTAGGGTTATCAGGATTTTGCATAAGAATTTTATCACCTACGAAAGTTTGGCTCATTTGTCTATCAAGATTTAATTGCCAACTCAATCTCTGTAAACTTATAAATGGCATTACAATTTTATCATTATCCATCTGCCCTAATATATTAAATGCTTGGTCAGGGGAAGCCATTATAACTTTACTGTTTATATCACTTTCTGTTATAGGTGGTTGTTTAAATCTTGCTCTAAAATCATTTACAAGTGCAATATCATAAGCATAAACTGACACATCACTCTCTTTTATATTAGGTTGTTGCAAATTTTTATTATCTATATTTGCTTCTGACATTTATTATCTACCTCCATTAATCTGATATTATTTTTCCTTTTGTTATACTAGATGTTTTCAACATTATATAAGCCTTCCACCATTTATTTAATTGAACATGATTGAACTTTCTTCTTATAAATTGTATCATTCCAGTTCCCTTTACAATATTATCCCCATTATCAATAAATTTTAAGAATTTAGTTATTGGTGTTCTTGTGTTAGGAATTAAAACCCTATTATCAAAATATATCTCCCATGTTTCTTTTCTTTTTCTTATTTTAAAACACTTTTTTATACTAGCCATAATCATATCTGTTGTAATATCTTTTGAACTTATCCATTCTATCCATCTAGCTCTTTTTATATAATTTAATCTAGCATCAATTCTTCTTTTGTTTGCATCTCTATTCATATAAATAAATATTTTCTCACACAACCAATTCAAAAAATCTCTAATTCTATCTCGTTCGTCATCTGTTAAATTTTCGAACTGCATTCTTACTAACATATCCCATCTCCTATCCGCTAAATGGACTGTCCTCATCATTAATAAATGTATAATTATTTTCCCATTCTTTAAACTTCTCTGGTGTTGTATCTATTACTTCTGTATTAGTTGTATATAGTGAATTTTGTTCTTTAGATGTAACCTCACTTTTTTCTTGACTAACCTTTTCATTATTTACTAATGTATATTGATTTCTTTGTGGGAATTGGTCTAGTACTGGTGCTAAGGCTACTGTATAACTATCAGGATATTCTAAATTACTTCCTATTCTAGTTATATCAAAAAGTCTAGGTCTGTCTGTACCTTTAATAGTTGCTAACATTATTCTGCACCCAACCATTAAATTTGGAGTGTCAAATGGTATATGTGCAATTATTGGCAATGTATCTCCTAATTCAGATAACCATCCATAAGTATTTAATGTTTCTATTGTAGGATTTTCATTTAGTATTATATTCATTCTAATAGGTTGAGAATATTTGAAATTCTTTTCGGAATGTATTGTATATTCTTTATCTGTAACCCATTGATAAGCACAACTTATACCAACTAACTTACACATTTCCTTAAAGTATCTTCTTTGTAATAGTGCTTCATTTCTAATAAGCATTCCCATATCTTATTAACACCTCCATCATTAATATTTTACCGAATAATAATAGGGTGTATTATATACACCCTGTTTTAAGTGCAATTTAAAGTGTAATATTTGCACTTTATTATATAATAATCATACCATCTCTATTTCCCCATATCTCATTTATATCTGGTTCTTTTTTAACTGGTTGATTTACTACTTCTGTTTTTAACTTTTGCATCTCTTCACTTATCATAGTATTTATATCTTCGTCTTTATCTTTATTATTTCCTTGAGATGTATCTGCTAAATGTACTACACCTCTTGTATCTACTGTAAACCCAAATCTTTTATTTATTGCATTTACATTTGATAAATCTCTTATAAATGTATTTCCTGTTCCATCTTTAGTTAATATTTTCTGGTCTAGATAATCTAATTCATCTAAATTTACAGATAGTACAGCATTATATACAGCTCCACCTAAACTATCTGCAATATCCTTACCCACTGATTTTATCATCTCACCATTTACCATTTTAACAGATTGCTTAGGATGGTCTACTTTACCAGTACTTTCGTTCTTCTCTAATGATGTTAATTCTCTTTGTAATTCATACAAATCTAGCAAATATAGTCTTTTTTCGATTAATGTATTTCTAAACGATGTATATCCAACACATTCTTTTTTCTTTGTATCTACAATATCCATAGATACTTCTTTTACTTCAAATCCATCTAATTTTAAACTCTGTAATAACATTAATGATTGGTAACCATCACATGATACCCCAGCAATATTCCAACCTAAATCATATTTTAAATAATGTATGAAATCTTTTACTTTAATCATTGAAAGCTCGTCATTAGGAGGGCATTTTAATCCTACACTAAATACATGCCTGAATACCATCTCTTTCATAGTATTAACAGCACCTTCATCGCTAAATCTTTCTTGATTTTTATATCCTAATACTGCAACTGCACTTATACCTGTCATATCCCCAGATTTTGATAAGTCACAATGCACATATATTTTCTTAGTATATAATAATTCAGGTACTACTTCTGGCATAAAGAAATCTTTTATTTTAATATTATCCTTTAAACCTGTTTTGACTATTTCTTGTTTGAATGGATTTATTCCATCTCCTAAACAAGGTTCTATTATTCTATGTGTTATATATTTGTAGCTACTTTGTACTGCAATACCACAAGTATCTATTAATGTTCTGTTCAAATCCATTTCAAATCTATGTAACATCTCTAAAGGTATATCTATTACTTCATAACCTTGTTTTTCTGCCTCTTTTATCTGTTCACTTGTAACATCTAAAGACATTATATAGCTTTCTAATGTATCATTACCAACTGCTAACTTAAACCACTCACCAGAGAATTTAGATGCAGGTAATACTTCCCATTGCTTGTATCTACTTACATGCATTCCTGGTTGCCCTTCATTATCTTTAATAAATGATTCTAAAACTGCATTTGTAGACTTTGCTGAGGATATTAGATACATTCTACCTTGAATACGTCCAGCAGATAAGAAACGAGATGATAAACGAAGATATAACTGATTATATATTGCCATCATTCCTGTTTGTAGATATTCAACATTATCATTACTTCCAAATGACATCTCATCCATGGCTGCGAACATAACTGCAACAGATAAAGCATGTTCCTCTGTTGAACCAATATCTAATTTTATATCCTTATTTGGCTGATATACTAAATTTGTTTTTCCTGATATAGTTCCTCTTTCTCTAAACCACGGAGACATCTGTAATGCTTTTTGAAATTTACCCCACATTGTTTTTTCTGCAAGTTTTAAATTAAGGTTAAAAAATAAGAACCAAATAGTTTCATTTGCACCTAAATAAAATCTATTAGGATTTTTTAAACACATTAATTTATATAACTCATAACATAATGAATATGTAGCAACTGTTGATTTACCTGTTCCTGTACTTCCTGTTATAGCCCATTGGTCTATAAAATTTGCTGGATTATGTACATATTTTAATTCTTTTAACCATGTTTCATATATATCCTTACCACCATTTGTATAAGGTCCTAATAAGTCATCTCTTGATAAAAATGTCCATAAGTCAACAGGTATTTCTTCATAATCTGCTAAATTTATTGCATCATACATTTCAGATGTACCTGTTTCTGATATATCATTTAGTATTGATTTAACTGCTTCTAATTCATCTGGTGTTAATGATGAAAATTGTTCTTCTAACATAAAATACCTACCTCCCTATTAATATTTTACCAAAATTAAAGAAGGGTATTAGTTACCCTTCTTTATTTGCAATAATAATCTTTTTTCCACATCGCTAACTCTTCGTCTAAAGTATTTTGATATTTTACCTTCCAACTATTTACACCATTAGCTATTTCTGCTTGGTCTTTATACCAACTTGCTATAGCATCTTCTCTTGGTTGATACCAGCTAAAATCACATATATCCCAACTATCAAATAATTTCTTGTAGCCTTTTCCATTTGCAATTTCACCTTTATATCGTCTTACTTTCCTATTTGCAATGTTTTTCATTCCTGGAGAGTTGAACTTTCTTCCAGGAAATTTCCTATAACTCCTAGACATATCTGTCACCTGCTTTCTGGCAGGGTTTCAATAACCTGCCTAGAAAACACTCATTCTTTTTAACATTATTATCACCTCTTAATATTATAACATCTTATATATCCCATCTTATTGGAATTAAAAATTCTTGTAATTCTGCTTGATGTCCATCTAACATATAATCTATGAAGTCACCTGCATCATAATATGAATATGCATCATCAAAGTCCTCATAATCATCACCAGTAAATTCATTTACACCTAATTCAATTAGCTTATTATAAATTCCCTCAACATCTCCATTAAATGTATATAATGCCATTCTATGAGTACCATCATGATGTATTAAATTTATTGATAGACTTTCGTCATCACTTGTTTCAAACTCTATTATATCATAATCTGCAACTAATGATTTAAAATCGTCCATTCCTCTTAATACTTTTCCTGCATTACCAGTTCCTCTCCAAGTTTGTGCTGTACCTAACATTATAACTAAATCATTATCATCTAATTGTCTTTCTATCATAGGTAGTATATTCTCGTTCCAATCTTCTGATATTGCTTCATTATCATTTTCATTGTACATTTCTAAATAGTCTTGAATTAAGCCATCATAAATATTGTCCATCTCTTCTTGGTTATTTGGGTCTATTCCTAAATTTTCTGCTTCTTCTTGTGCTTCTGCATTTACATCATGAAACTCCGCTAACCACTCTTTAAAGTCAGGGTCATTCTGGTCAACATACTCACTTTCAGAACTCCATACTTTTGTTCCTTCAACTATCTTTTTACTTTCTGTTTCTTTTCTTCTCTGAATTTCATTATCAACATCCATATATAACTGGTCTAAATAATCAGCTACTTCTGTATTATCTTCTGTTCCTTCTCTTTTATTAATTATATCTGTCATATATGCATCTAAATCTTCTGTTGACATATCTTTATAATTTGGTTCTTCTAAATTTTCTGTTATTTTCTTATTTTCTTCATATTCTTTTCTATATTCACCTGCCACATCTTCTAGTATATTTATTGTTTCTTTAAATCTATTCTCAAAATCGAAATCAGTATTTTTAATATATTCTACTAAACCTTTTGAACCACCTTTTATATTTAATGCTGGTATTAAGTATCCTATATTTCCCATTATTTTTGATTTATTAGCAGTTATTAAATCTTCATCATTATCTTTTATTGCATCTTGTAATTCTTCTAAATAAATATCTAAATTTTGTAATCTATTATTTATTCTTCTGTCTGCCTCATTTCCATATAAGTCTTTAGATAAGTCACCTTCAACTTTTTTACTCTCTTCAAGTTCTTCATTATACCAACTACCATCACATGTTATTTGTTGACTTTCACCTGTTTCAGATGATGTTACTGTCCATCCTATATTTCTTGTCAAAACACCATCATCTGTAAATCTTGAAGGATTCAAACCTGCATCTTCAAGTGCTTGTTCTATTTCATAAAATATACCTTTATCATAGGTATCTCCTTCTGTCAATTTTTTACTTTCTTCAAATTCTTCTTCGTCATCATACTCATATAATTCATCATCTTCTACATAACTTGTATCTACTTTACTTAACACTGTAACAAAGTTATCAGCCCAACTAAATGCACTATCAGCTTTATAATCATTAAATAGTTCATCTATTGCTTCTTCAATAGTATTATTATCTTCTATTAGATTTAAAATATTAGATATAGTTAAATCCATATATGAATTTAGATGATGAGATTTATCAGAATTATTTAAAATATCAACAGCTTTCTTTGGAAAATAGAAACCATCAACTAATGTTTTATTATCTCCTTCATCTAACATATCTTTTAAATCTTTGAAAGCATCTCTAGCCTCTTGTGGTATATTTTTCTTTACTCTTTCACTATAATCTTTTGCTAATGATTTTTCATTTTCTACATAGTCACCATAAGCATCTTCTTGTAGTTTCTTTCCTTCTATTTGTTTACTTTCTTTTCTCAATGGATTTTCCTCCTCATCTTCAACCATTTCAGGTTCTTCTAAACTTTCTTGATTTTCTATATCTTCTGGTTCTTCAAGATTTTCTTCGTGTTCTATATTATCCTGTACTTCTTCTTTATCTGTCACAGCATTTGTATTTTCAACTCTACCATTCACAACAAAACTATCTGGTACTTTACAACATATAGGGCATGTATCTTCTCCACTATCTAATAATGTATCATTTACAAATGTTCCTCCACATATAGGGCATGATAAAATATAATCTCCCTCATATTTATCTGTAAATGGTAATTCTCCTACATCTGTATTATCAACTATACCCTGTAATTCGTCAGCTACTTCTTCAAATTCCTCACTTGTTATTTCAGGGTCTGTTACTACTAATATTCCATCTGCAATTCCATCAACATTTTCCTCATCTTTCTCTGTTTCTGGTTTATTTGGGTCTTCTCTTGTTGGTGCAGATTTAATTATATTTGCAGTATCTATTGCTTCTTGGTTTGCATCTTTAACATTTTTATCTATTTTTATTTCTGTATCTTGTTTTCCTATTACATTATCTTCTTCTACTTTTTGTGTTTTTCCTAACATTTGAGCCATAAGTTCATGTAATGATTTTCCGTTTCCTACATCCATTTCAAATCCTCCTAATCTTAATATACTATGTATTATAATACAAGTTTTAAAATATGTCAAGCAATTTTATAAAATATTTAAAACTATCATCATTAATATTTTACCAATAACAAAAGTGGTATTACAATCTTTTGAAAGTAATACCACAATTCTACAAATTATTTTGTTTCTTCTGTTTTAGCTTCTTCTAATTCAGGTGTTACTGGTGTGTACCAGCTTGCTTTAAATCCTTTTATTGCAGCTTCTATTAAAATTGTTGCTTCTGCTTCTGTAATAGTTATTCCTTTTTCTTCTAACCATTCAACAGATGTTTCAAGAGCTTTTTGTAATTTCTCTTTTCCATCTAATGCTTCATACACTTGTTGTACATACTTAACTGTTGCTTCCACAACTTCTTTTTTAGTATCTGTATTGATTTTTTCTTCAAATTTATTTTTTATCTTTAATGCTACATAACCTGCAATAGCTGTAACTATTGTAACTACATAAGGCATTAAAGCTGTTATGATTTGATTTACTTGTTCCATATAAACTACCTCCTATTAAAATAACTTGTTATTTCTTTAATAACCTTTACATTTCCCAATAAGGGTTCATTATCATGCCCATTTAATCTTATTCTATCTCCTATTACTAGATATACCCTTGAATTTGAATACATTAAAAATTCAAAATAATCTAACAATGTACTACTATTAGGATTATCTGGAAGCTTAGGGTAGTAGTATCCATCGGCATAAATTGCTTCATATACAGATACCCCAGCTTCCTCACCTACAATTTCATCCCCCAAATGGATTTTACTTTTACCATTTTCAGGTATTTCGCCAAATCTAATATATACTGGTACACTTGCTTGTTTCATAATTATATTTCCTACCTCTCTAAATATGATTATTGAACATCTTTCTTATATACCCAAGACATAATCTCTTTTAATAGTATTCCATCTGGATGTGTATTACCACTTCCTACTTGCATTATAGTATAAGATTTTCCCTTGATTGAACTTGGAATTGTTTGTCCTGTACAATATCTACCTGCTGATGTCTTTAATGTTACTCTTTGTCCTTTACTAAATCCTGCAGGTGCTGATGGTTGAGGTGTTGGTGCTGAATTTCCACCTACAATACAACTATCATTTACCCATCCAATATTACCATTGTTTAATAGATATGGATTATTTGCACCATTTACTATTTTTGTAATAGTACCTGATTTAACAGCTGGATTTAATTTCTTTGTTGACATTGATGATGTGAATACACCATTTATTGAAACATTTTCACCTACATAGTGTCCTTTAGGTTGTGTTGGTGCAGATGGTGTTGAACTTCCACCAACTCTCTTTGTAAAATCTAAACAAATCCACCCTGTTCCAGATTTTAGTCTACCCCAATTACCTTGAGTTTCAACTATTGTATAAACACCTCTATCTCTTATACAACCTGTTATCGCATTTCCTGTTCCAGCTCCACTCCTAATATTTAATGCTCTTGTTGTTATTTGTACTAAATAACTGTCACCATTTACTGCTGGAGCAGGAGCTGGTGTTGGTATAGGTGCAACAGATGTACCAGATAATTCTGCATACTTTTGTCTAACTATATTCCAAAATCTTTCTAGTCCCATATCAAGTGTTCTATGAGGACAATATTTACCACTTCTACTTTGATGTGTATTTAGCAGCATTTCTTTCGGCTGCTTCAAATCTTGCTCCTCCTGATTTACTATAACATATTTCTATTCCTATTGTTTGTCTATTTCCAAATCCACCACCATCACCAGCATGCCAAGCATTTCTATTATGTTCTATTGCTTGAACAGCTCTTACATCATCTACTGCCCAGTGGTATGATACTTTATTATTATTTGTAATCATATATGATACTTCATTTTTTGCAGAAGCATCATTAGCTGTATTATGAATGGTGATTCCTTGTGGATTCATTTCATAGGGTGCTTTACACCAATATTTACTTGATGGGCATAACATTTTTACTATTTCCATTTTACTTTTCCTCCTCTTTCTCACCTTTACTTTTTTCTTTTTCTAAAACCTTTGTAAGTTCTTGAATTGTAGTTTGTAAATCATTTATTATCATTCTAACAACCTCTGACCTATCTCCTATATCTAAATAATTCTTTGCCATTCCAAATTGATAAGCTGGATAGGTATGTTCTGTATCAACAATGTGTGTAATACCATCTTCCTGTACTTTAGTTTTTTGATACCATGTTTTATGAATTTCAAACTCAACATCATTACTTAACCTCATTGTAGATTACCACCTTTGTTATTGATTAACCTTGTGCTTCTTCTTCACTTTCAACACCAATGCCATCTTCAATCTTTTCAGACCAATCATTAGCAGGGTCATTCATACATTGTTGTCCCAATTCCTCATTGTACTCAATAATCTCATTAGGTTCTAACCAATTCTTTTCTTCCATATTCTTCTACCTCCTCATAGAATATCTCATTAATATTTTACAGAACAAAAAAAGAAACTCCTATTTGAGTTTCTTTTAAATCTCAATCTCTAATTATACTACGTCCCAATAATCTAATAATTCTCTTACTGTACTTATATTTTCTGTTGGTGGTATTTGCCCTAATGAATCTTCTATAACATTTAGTATATTAGATAATTCTAAATCCTCTGGTAAATTCATTAGAAAATCTACAAATTTTTCAAATAATTGTTCTTCATTCATTGATATTACCTCCTTCCATTAACCTAAAGTATATATAATAAATCTTTCTTCTGGGAATATTCTATAACAATTATCTTCTTCTCTTGCTATAAAATCTTCATCAGATTCTTCTTCATCTTTAAAATCGTCAAAGTCACCATAAGAACCATTTACTAATACATTATCTATTACTGCCATTGGATTATAATTGATAAATCCTAATTGCTCATCAATAATTTCCATTAGTTCATCCCATACTAAATCTGGTACTTCTCCCCATGATTCTTTTACCCATCCTGCTCTTGCATCTAGAGCACTTTTATAAACTTCTGGTGCATTATGGAATATTTCTTCCCATTCTCCCTCATCTAAATAATTTGTGTATCCATTTCCATTCCATTCTTCTGCCATTTCATAAATATTGCTATTTTCAGTAATATATGTGTCTACTACTTCAAATACTATTTCTCTTATTTCATCATAATCACCATTTGTATAACCAAAATTTTCTAAATCTTCAGATGATATAAATGTATCAGTAAATTCATCTGTTGCATCATCCACATCTCTGTATCTCATATCATCATCTAACTCACACCAATTTTGTATTAAATCTCTTAATTCTTGTTCTTTCTTTTCCATATTAAATCCTCCAATTCAATTTTAATCTATACTTATAATACTATAAGTTTTAAAATATGTCAAGCATTTTTTAAAATTTTTAAAATTTCCTAAACTTTTTCATCATTAATATTTTACAGAACAAAATTAAATATTCATAGATTTAGTATTCATCTACTTTTTTCAAAAATTTGGTTACTGTATAAATCTCGCCATATTCATCTACAATTTCAACTTTATCTTTATACTTTTTCATAAATTCTTTAAATTGTTCTTTACTTCTTGGGAAACTGTACTCTTTTAATTCCAACCAACCATCATAAGATTTTTCTTCATTTATTTGTTCAATATCATAATATCCGTCTGGTACTGAATTTAACTTCCAATGAAAACCACCACCTGAATATGTACCTATTTCTATTTTAATATCTTCTATTTCTGATAGGTACACTTTCTTTAAATGATAGTCTTCAGGTTCATCTGGATAACCACCATACCAACTTGCTGCATTACAAAATTGCTTATTAAAATTATCTTCATTTATAATATTTTGAGTAATATTAGTAACTTTAGTATATAAATCCTCTGCAATAATTTCTAATGCTTTATTTATTATACTTTCAGTACCTTTTATTGTTTTTCTTATAGTATTTAATTCTTTATCATCTTTTAATCTCATATAATAAGTTGTTGACATATTATCTATCCTTTCTGTATCTATTTAATTTTCTTTCTATTTCATATACAATTTCTGTATTAATTTGTTCTGTACTTATAGGATTGACTGTGTACCAATCTTCTCCTAAAAAGAACCTACATAATTCATCTACTGCTGTTTGTGCTGTCATTAGGGAAGGAAACATACCATAGTCCTTCATATCAGTTAGATGGAATAATCTGTCAAAAGTTTCTCTTTCTGTTTCTTTTCTTTTAGGTATAATCATTACTTACCCTCCTTATGTTCTTTTATTAACTCGTCTATATCTCTTTTTAAGTTTTCTATTACTTCTGGTTCTAGTTTAGCAAACATATCATCAATTTCTCTATCATCTATTTCATTTTGTTGTTGTACTTTTAGACTTATTAGTTCTAATTCCATATCATTTATCTCATCCTGTCTTTTGTATAAACAATATTTATCCTCTACTTCTTTTTGAGTACCTATATGACAACCCACTGGGTCAGAAACAAGCATACCATCTACAACTATTAAATTACTTATAACTACTAAAATATCATCGTCTAATTCTTTTTTATTTTTATCTTCATCTATGTATGTTGCAAACCCCTGTATCAGTACAAAATGGTTTGATGTCAACCTTTTATAAATATCTCCTAAGTGCATAATATACCTCCTAATCTTCTAAATAATTATTTTCTAAATACACATATCCAAAATCTAATAATACTATTAATATAATCCATAATAACCAAAATCCAGTTACAGCACCAGTAACACTTGTTTGTCTATTTCTTATGACTTCATCAATACTACTATTATAATAAAATTCATTATCTACTATTGTATTATTTTCTATATGTGTAAACAACACACCATTAAAAGATATTGGTATTGCATAATATTTATATCTAATATAATAACTTTCCTTTACAGTATCTATATATTTATCATTGTTGAATTTAATTGTATTATAATCAAATATAGAATTTAAAAACTTAAATTGATTTACGTGTTTAATTTCACTAGACACATAATCCCATTCCCAGTATGTTTCTGTTGTATAATATGTTTCTGTTTTAGTACCACCATTACCATCTGGAACTGTTCTTGTATGTTCTACTTGTCTTGTATGTTTAGTATATTCTTCTTTAACCTTCTTTATATAAAAATATTTTCCATTAATTCCATCATAGGAAACACCATCTATTCCCTCAACAATTCCTGACGCTAATACATATCCTATATTTGTTTTTAAAGCATAACTAAACATATCCATATCATTATCTACCTTTAATGATTTATAATATTTATCATTTGATTCATCTATACTATTTCTAATTGAACTTGCAATAAAAAATCCAATACCAATTAAAAATAAAGTTAATGCAATAGTAATCATTATTTCTCTCTTAGTAACTTTAAATTCCATTTTAAATTACCTCTAATTATCTTTAAATAGATTTCTTGGAGCATCTTCTGATGCATCATATTCAAGATAATCTGTATCTATTTTTTCAAACCCCATCATATTTAATATCATATTATTTGGAAATTTCTTAATATACTTATTATATTTCTTAACTTGAATATTATAATTATTTCTATGCTCTGCAATTAAATTTTCGGTTGTAGATAATTCTGTCATCAATGTTTTATAATTTTCATTTGACTTTAATTCTGGATATTTTTCTGCAACTGCATTTATTAATACCTGTGCTTCTTCTACTTGTCCGTTACTTGCTTTTGTTCTTGCTTCCACTATTTTGGTCATAGTATCCTGCTCATATTTATTATAACTTTCAACTGTATCTACTAAATTATAAATTAAATCTTCTCTTCTCTTTTCTTGTATATTAATACTTGATTTACTTTCTTTAATTTGTTCACTTAAACTTATTGCAGTATTATTTATACCTGCAAACATTCCTATAATTAGTATCAATAATCCAAATGCTATGCCTAACATTATCAAACTCTTTTTCATCTCTATTCTCCTTCCCTACATTGACTATATGTTATTGTAGTGTCTTCATAATCTTTAACATTTATTTCAGTTAAATTAGGTCTTTTTAATAAATCTGCAATTTTTGTTGTAATTACTGTTTGCATACCTTGACCATTACAAGGGCATTCTGTGATAAAGGGTGCTAACACTCTCTTACATATAGGACATTGCCAACCTTGTTGTGCTCCTAGTTGCATATATCCTGATGTATAATTTTTTGTTTCTTCTGTTGTCTTTGAAAATTCCATTAATATACACCTCCTTCATCTGTTATATTACTTATTAATATTTCTTCTATTTCATCTTCAGATACATAATAATTTCCTGTAACTGCATTTAATACATAATCTATAACATCTTCTGGACAATCTCCTAAAATATTTATTAGTTGATTTGCATAAAATGTAACATTTTTAATATCTTCTTTTTCCATCTTATTTGTCCTTTCCATATTTTCCTATACTCACATTTAATGGACTTACATCAATAATTCCTAGTTCATGTTCTTCTATAATTTCTTCATGATTTTTAGTTGTCACTATTTTTGCTCTTCCGTTGTGTACTTTTATTTCTGTTAAATAATAATCATCAAAAGATTTTTCAAATTTTACTAAACAACTTCCTGTATAGTATTTTGTATATCCATATACTTCCCTATCTGCCATATCTATACCTCCTATATTTCATATTGACATTTAACACAAGCATCTACATTGTTTGAAAACATCATTCTTTCAATAATCTTTCTATCTTTATTTTTCTTTAATGGTTTAGTTATTTCTATTAATATACAACTTGTATTTTTAGATTCTACAACTCTATTACATATTATACCATTCTTAAATCTAGCAGAAAGAACACTGTTATTTTCAAAATCATAATTATATTGTTCTTTTAGTATTTTTATAAGTTCTTCGCAAGACTTACTATTTGCATCATTTTTATTTATAAATGTAGATGCTGCATATACAAGTGCATCTCTTCTTGAATATAAATGTTTTAAATAAATATAATCGTATAGTCTTTCTTTTGGTAAATTAAATGCTTTTACCTCAAATATTGATTTTAATAATTTTTGTTTATAAACAGATGTATCTAATATATGTTCTAAATGTCTATTTTTATTTTTATATTCCTGTTGTTTAATTTCATCTTGCAAAGCATCGTTGAATATACTTACAGCTTTACTTGCAACTACACTTGATATATAGCTTATTGTTTTACTTCCCTTTAACAGAGATAGTGTACCATTTCCATTTATAGGTACAAATATTAAATCTATTTCATTATGACTATAATACCCTAATGTACAACCTGGTAATTCTCTACATAATGTTCTCACAGTCTGAACCATTGCAGATGAATATACAGCATCATAAGGTTTTTTAAACTCTTTACAAAACTCCTTAAACTCTTGTTGTTTTACCCTTACTATATAAGGTTCTGTCTTAATTATTTTTAATTCCTTATCGCTTTCATATATTCCAAAAATCTCACTCAATTTAATCATTTCTTGTTTAATCATTTTTATAACCTCCTCTATACTTTAAATTAAACCTCATTGATAAAACTATCAAATGATTACACTCATTGCAACAAATACCATCGTTTACTGGATAAGCATTATTCCCATATCCCTTAAATTGTTTATCACAAATACTACAAATTTTGTCTTCCATATTAACTTCTTCACATATCTCATTCAAACGAGAATTGGTTTATAGGTAATTTTAAATAATTTATATATTAATCACCTAGCAATACATTATTCTTTGTTACTTTTCCACCTAAAAACTCTATTCCAAGTTTCTTAATATAATCCATACAAGCATTTATCTCATGCATATCAACTATAACATCCCCCATTGCTTTCTTAGCATATATTTTATCATATATATTCTCATCATAGGTATCTTTCATAATTAAATTAGTAACTGTAACACTATTTTTACTTGTAATTCTATGACACCTATTAAAACACTGTTCAAATGTTGCATAATCCCATAGTATTGATATAAATACTACTTGTGTAGTATTAGGCAATGAATGTCCAGCACCTAATGTTTGTGTTTGTGCAAATATAACACTAAACCCATCTGTATTTTCATGTGTATTTATTACATTCATTATTTCATTTCCCATACCACCTACAATTTTTTTAGGGCTATATTCTTTAAAATAATCCATTGCAATATCTATTGCTTGTGTGAATTGACAAAATACTAATACTTTTTCTCCATTAGATTTAGCCTCATCTAATATATCTTTTAATCTTTCAAATTTTGTAGACTTTTGTATTTGTGTACTTAATAACCCTGTATGTGTTGTACATTGTCTAAGTCTTGTTAATATAGACATTAGTGTTGTTGGTACATTTATTTTATCTAGCAATCTTCCTCTAGGTACTAAATCTATCAATACATTTTTATTTTTTGATTCTATACCATTTAATTCATTTCTTATCTCTCCAGTAATCTCATCAAATACTTTCTGTTCATCGCTAGACATTTCAAGAATTTCATTTTTAAATACAACTGGTGGTAAGTCTTTAGCAACTTCCTCTTTAGTTCTTCTAATAAATGATTTATGTAATATAGATTGTAATTCTTCTATATTTTGAAATCCACTAAAACCTCCGAATATATCTTTTATCAAATATCTTTCGCTGAAATTCCAAAAACTAGAGTTTATCAATCCTACAACTCTCATAGGTACATATAAATTAAGTGGGTCTTTTACTACAAGTGTTCCTGACATACCTACTTTCATTGCTTTATCATCAAGTTTTATAAGCATTTTACTTTGTTGGGCTTTTGAATTTCTACACATGTGTATCTCATCTATAATTATTAAACCTAAATCTCCGTTTTCTATGTGTGTATTAAGTGCATCTACGATTGTATCTTTCAGTTTCTCTTCTTCTTTAGAAGCTCTCAACTTCTCTATATTTATTATCCAAAAGAACTCTTCAGGTTTATCTTTAATCTGTTCTTTTGTTTCATTTATAGACATATCATATAACTTATTTTTAGTTTTTTCTGTTTTTCCATACCTAGTTCCTAATATAACAGCACTCTCATTTGTAAATTTCCCTATTTCATTTAACCAGTTATATTTCAGAGAATTTATGCAGCAAACTACTAAACAATGTTTTATTTTATTATCTTTTTTATAAATATTGGCTAATTGAATAGTTTGGTATGATTTACCTAACCCCATTGTGTCTCCTAGTATCCAATTTCTGTGTCTTAAACCATATTTAATACCTTCTAACTGATATGGATATGGTTTAAATTTACCCCAATCATGTTCTTCTAATAACTTTGTAAGTTCTGCATCTGCTTTTCTTCTAGGTCTTTCGTTTAAATAATATATATCATTATTAAATAATGTTTGTATTTCTGTTAATATTTCTTCTGTATAGGGTACTTCCCATTCCTTATCATCTTTTAGATATGTACTATTCCAGAAGTTTTTAATTTTATCTTTATCCTCCCAAAATGTAGTACTTCCTTTTGGAAATTTTATAAACATACTATTTTGGGTTAAACTTTGGTTTTCTGCTGTACCAAATTCTAATATAATCATTATAACCATACTCCTTAATAATTATTTCTTATTTTTAATTCTTGTCCAATATGTAAATTTGCACTATCTAAATTGTTATCTTGCTCAATTATATATACAACTTCTCTAACATCTCTATTTGTAGAAACATCTTCTGCAATATTCCATAGTCTATCTCCATCAGATACAATATATGTTGAGAAATCTCCTTCATATTTTAGAGATATATTCCCACTTAACCAACTTGCAAAAGAAACAGTAAAACCTGTAATAATTGTAAATAATAGTATAGATTGTATAATTAACTTTCTTATTCTTTCCTTTCTTTTTCTTAATTGTACCTTTCTTTTAATTTCTCTTGTATTCATTTTAAATCCTCCTTTGTTTTATCTGTTACTATAATACTATAAGTTTTAAAATATGTCAAGTATTTTTGAAAAATTTTTAAATAAATTTTAAAATATGATAAAAGAGTAGCTTAATAACTACTCTTCTAAACTATTTGATAAATTTTCATTATTTTTTATAATGGACTTTATATCATAGTCATCTAATTGTCCTACCCTCCATGATTCTATATTATTATTCAATACATTTCTAATTTCACCAATAGGAATAGAAGTATCTCTATCATATATGATAATCTTACTACAATAACCAACATACTTCAATCGTATAATACAATTTGTCTTTTCTTCTATTTTACTTAATTGCTTAGATATAAAATCTAATTTTTTTGTATCTATCATATTTCTATACTTATTACATTTACATACTAATTCTTTATTCTCTGCTGATTCTAATTCATCTTTTAATACTTGTAATTCATACTCTTTATGCTTAATACTTTGTTTCAATAACCCACTTTTACTATATGTTATCGGATGTGTCTTTCTGTAAGAACCACCTTTTTGAAATTTTGGTATTTCTGCTATAAATTCTTTTCTTTCCTCTATGGATAATTTTTCTGATTCCCTACCATCCATAAATGCCCAAGTTTCATTTCCTTTTCTAAAATCTAACCAAAGCATTTGTACTTTAAATATCTCTGGTTTTCCAGTTCTTTGATATTCAAATGTATATACAACATTTGATTTTCTTCCTTTAGGTGTTTTTGATATTATTGTAAAATTACCTATTTCTATAACTTTTTTTCTACTCATAATAACATATCCCCTTTAATAATTGTACTGAAGGTTAATAACCTTTAAATTATCCTAATACTTTCTTTTTATTAGAAACCTTATCAATAATATTGATTTTAGGTTTTTGACTTTCTTTTAAATAAATCTCTATATATAATAAACCATCTATCGCTTCTTTCTCAATATGGTCTACCATATCAGGATTTATAGAAAATCTACTTCTAATACTATAATTAGAACCATTTACTCCATTTTTAGTTTCCCCAGAAATGAATAAATAAGTAATTCCTTTTATAGTTTCGATAGTTACATTAATATCTTCAGGTTTTATACCTAAAGCCTCATGTACTATTATTGATTTCTTTTCCTCATTCTTTATAGTATAAGGTTTTTTAACAGATGTTACTCTGTTTGTTTGTAGAAAATCTGGGTCAAACCCAAATAAATCACTTACAAATCTTTCTATCATAATAATTCCTCCTTTAATTGTAACCTTTTCTAGCCACAATATTTAAAAATTTATTTATATAATAGGTTATTAACCTTCAATACCGAAACTTAATAATTTAATAAAACTATCTTTAGTCAAAGCTTCTAAACTAAAATCAAAATCAACAGGTACTTCTTCTTTCCTAAAATACATCTCATCACCTGTATATGTTATTCCTTTTTCATCTGCTTCTTCTTGTTTAATTAAATTCATATTTTCATCTAATACATAAGATACTTCAACAGGAATTGTTGGTCCATCTACAATTCTAGCACCACTTTCAATAAGCATTAATCCTAAATCTAATTGTGTTTGAGTTTGTATTTTTATAAAATTTCTTAATTTTTCTTCAAACTGTTTATTTCCTGATACACTTGAATTTGAAGTAACTAAATCTGTAAATGTGAAATTGATATTACTATCATTAATATCTAAAATACCTATAACCTGTTCTGCTTTTCCTAATTCCATTTCCATTGGTATTTTTGCTATAATAGAATTAGGGTCTACTACAAAATTTTTATTCAAGCTATCTTTATCTAAATAGTAACCAGATGCTATAATTAATTCATATTTTAGAGGTCCAACATCTCTTGTATAGTTATTTAATTTAAGATTAAATGTTGTATTTTCCACATCATTACTAATATACATGAATTCAGATGCTCCTAGTGGTAAAGGTGCATTCGTATTATCTCCTGTAAATAATATATCATCATCTTTTCTATATGAAGTATTCCATCCAAGATTATATTTTTCAGATGTTAAATGTAAATCTATATCTGTTCTCACTTCTTTATTATCGTCTTTGTAATTACACCAATGAATACCCACTAATAAAGGTTGCTTATTAAATAATATCTTAGTACCAAATGGAATATTACCTACAAATTGTTTTTCAGATTGTGGTAATTTATATAAAACATTATGAGGAATATATACAGTTTTTCCACTTACATTCTCTTTCAAATAATTTTTAATAATATTCTTTAGTAATAATATATCAAAACTATCAACTGACTTATAATTTATTTTATCTTTTATAAATATCTTATTGTTTCTTATTTTATACATACTATAATCTAAGTTGCTACATTTAATATACTCTAAATAGTTCAATAATTTTATTGCAGTATATACTCCTGAATCCTTAACCTTATCTGTAACTATTTTTATATAGTCATCATTTGATTTTAGATTTTTTTTCAATCTATCTAAATAATCTATAAAATTATTCAAATCATTTGTTGGCATTGGTTTATGGTAGTCTTTACTCAATCGCATAATATGATTTATAATTTTATTTATTCTCTTAATGGCATTCAAATCTTCTTCTTTGTAATAGTTTGAAATTGATGGTTGTACTTTTCTTTTCATAGAAATAAATAAATCTTTAAATCTATTATATGTTTCTGCTAATGGAATAAATCCATATAATTCATTATATCTATCTAAAACTTTTATTAGCTCTTTCTCATCAATAAATCTAATTGCTCTTTTTGTTTCTTCATCTTTTATTAGTAATGTTTTATTACAATATTTTGCAAGTATGTATCTTAAAAATTCATCGCCTCTCTTAGGTAATATATTAAACTTACTACATAAAGCAATCTTTATCTCTTTATTTTTTATATCTGTAAAGTATCCATCTGTGTTTTTGTGCATATCAATATTTATGTAATCACTTAAATTCATTATATCATTTACTGTTGTTTTAGATAGTGCTAAATTCTGTGTAACCAAGTTATTTATTCTCAATATAAGTTCATCTTCTGTTATAGGTTTAATAACAATTAATTTAGTATCTTCCTTTAATTCAGGTACTTCTAATTTTTCTTTTGGTATTATAACATTATCCGAACTATACACACCTAATGCTTCTGCTCCATAAGTAGTAAAATAATGTAATAATTGCTCATAATATAATTGTTCTATATCTGCATTTGCTACTTTAAATAATGACTTATGAAATGTTTGGTTTAATTCTTCTCCATTTCTACCATATTGTTTTATAGCCTCATCTATAATATTATTAGGAACATCCTTAGATATAAAAACACCATATTTTAATGCTTTTTCATTAGGGATATCTGATAAATTTTTAGAATTCTTTACTACAACACTTTTAAATAACCTTAATGTACTTTCAAACATACTCATAAAACTACCTCCACTATAATAGAAAACTTTGTTCTATTAATTTTTTAATTATTTCTATTGATTCTTTTCTAGTAAATCCCACTTTCATCAGATACTTTAATTGCATTAAGCAAGTATCTGCATTAAAAAGTAATAATTCATGTAATGCTTCTGGTCTTTTTTGAAACAGATGACTATTATTTAAGTAATCTTCTATAATTGTTTCTTCATCATATTCATAATCATCACTGTCATATTCAATATCTGTTTCATCATATACAACATCTTTAATTGGCTTTTTATTAACTTTTGTAGTTTTACCAATTTCAGATAACCACATATTATAACCAAATATAGAATATAAATCTAATACTCTCTTACAATTAGGGCATATAACCTCTCTACTTGGTTGTTCAATAACTTTTGTTATATCTACATCACATACAGGACATTTTAATATATAATATTCACTATTAGACAAACTAATCACAACCCATCTATTTACTTTCTACTAATTTTTGTAAACTTTCAATAAACTTTTTCATTGATGGTTCTTCTACTACAATATCATAATATGTATAATCTTTCCCTCTCAAAATACACCATATCTTTTTTAATTTTAACTTTATCACTTCAATAATATTTAGATTATCATATCTTGATTTTGATTTAAGTATAAAATAATATTCATTAGGTGCATTTACATTTACTCCTTTTTCAACTTCCAGTTCACATCTATCTACACAAGCACATCTCAATATAACATTATTAATGTCACAATTAGAATCTCCTTCTACATAACCAAATAAAGACATTATTTACCCCTTCCTTTCATTATCTTTTCAATTTTTTTATCTAACTCCACCTCTAAATTATCATCTTCAAAATAAAAAATATCACTTTGCATTCTTGGTGGTGCAAAATTAACAAGTAATTGACCCAATCTGGTATCAGGTTCATTTATCCAAATTGCTTCTATTTTCTCCAATATTCTTGGTATTCGTTCTGGATTTCTCATAATATACCTCACTTAATATAACATCTTTATAATATAGAAAAACCAAAATCATAATGAAATTGGTTTTTAATAAATTATTTAAAATTAAAGAAGCAATATTGCGATGAAGAGTAACAACTGCTTGATTATCAACCATTCTAACTAAAATTAGAATATGGGTCAATAATCTGATAAATTTTCATCTTTTAAATAGGAACTCTTTTAATCTTTCCTTTACCAAATAACTCTTCACTCATCCTATTTCTACATAACATGATTTTCAAAAGCTCATGGAAAACCTCTCCGAAAAAGGAACTCTTGCAAGAGAAATTATAATAAATTCTAATATTGCTTATATGTCTGGTGAGAAGTATTCTGTGCTATTTTCCACAATGGGAAATAGTCACATTTGTACCCAATGTTTTTTATTGTTGAATAGGAACTTCTTTAACCAAGACTTTATATTATAGGTGAGAAGTATTGTTAAGATATTATCAGTATCTCTCTAATAGGAACTTCTTTAACCATATAACCAATCTAATAAATTTCTTTTACATATATTATAACATCTGTAATAACATCGAATGTAGTATCATCTACAACATGTGTTACATATTCTACAATAAATCTATGTTCACCAATATCTATAAATTCTTTATACTGTGGAATATGATTACTTAATATAACATACATATCTTCATTATCTTTTTTTGTTCTTATTCTTAATTGCATCATCACCAACTCCTAACATCTTTTGTAGTTTTTCTACTTCTATGTTTCCTGTTTTTTGATGTAAATAATTTAAAACAGTTTTTACCCTAGTTTTATCTTTATGTTTTTGATATAGTCTTATTATATATTTTATTGAAAATACTATCAATATTAATAATAATTCAACCATAACTAAAATCTTCATTATAATCACCTTATTCAGTCAAAACCTTATCCTTCATGTAATCATCTACATATCTAACAAAGAATGATTCTAAATGATTTCTATATTCAATATCATTTAATAAGTCTGTAACATTCATTTTGTATCTATTAAGATTACTTCTTGCAAATGCCTGAATTGTTTGTTTTATATATATGTCTTTGGAATCTAATATAAATCCTTTTGAAACTGGTTCCTTTCTATTTTGATTTATATTGTCCAATAGAAACTTAAATATCATTTTATACATATTTATTTTTTCTTCATTACTATATATAACATCCAATTCAGGAAATTGTACTATATAAGCATTAGAAACTTCTTTATTAGTTTCAATTTGAAATGGTACTAAATCATTTTTATTTAATATTTCTTCCATCTCATGAATTGCAGCATTTATATCTCCGTCAATAGGTGTTCTACATTCAAAAGTTATACCATCAAACTTTTTAAATAGGATAGTAAGTTTTGATTCCTTCTTAATATTTTCTATAATACCTTCTACATTATGCTTCCACACATCATTACTATTCATATTAACACCTCTATATTAACATCTTATTTTGCATTATATTCTTCTTTCAAATAGTCAGGTATATCTTTTGGGTCTACTTCTTTTTCTATATTTCCTTCAAAATTAGTAGATTTTGTAGATACATCTTCTGCACCATTTATTACACTTTTTAATGCCTCTGCTTCATCTGGTGTTAATGTACTTCCATCATTCTTATGTGGTTTTGCTAGTTCTGGTTCAGGTACTTTTGATACTATTTTTTTAACATCTTTTACTGCTGTTTCTTTACCTAATTCAGATTCAGCAAATTCTTTATAAGGTGTCACTAAATCTTTTTCCATTGCTTTGCTAACTGCTTTATGTGCCTTTTGTTTTACTTCTTCACTAATTCCTGTCTTATCTTCTACTGTGCTATCTTCAACAGGTTCTGTTTCTGTATTATCTATTTTACTATCAGATAACATTCCATTTGTTACTAATGTTGGGTCTTTCCCTTCTTCCATATCAACTATTGCAGTATAAGCCCCTCTTAATCTTTCAATACCTATTGTAATTTCTTGTATTTTAGTATTGTATTCATCAACAAGTATTTTTTCTTGATTTTTTATTTCATTAAATTGTCTTTGGTATAATTCTTGTGTTGCTTCTGCAACATCTCTTAACCTATTAATTTCATCCTCATATTTTTTCTTTGTTTCTTCTATCAAACTATTTGACATTTTACATCTACCTTTCTTTAAAATCTTACATTATATATAACATCTTTAATTATAATCTAAATCTGATAATCTCTCTTGTAGCATAACTTTTACTTTTCTAATCAAAGATGTTCCAACAAGTTTAGATAAATTATTTAACTCTTGTTTAGTTTCCTGCTGATTTTTATATAAGATTTGTTCATTTAAACACATATAAGCAGTCTTTATAACTCTTTTTGAAACTTTAAGTTCCTCTGCTATGTCATCTAATATATAAACAATATCTTGTTTCAAATCTTTTAAATTTTCTTGTTCTTCCATCCTGTCTATATTACTATAATCATCTTCTAATACATCCATTAATGCTATTGGAAGATTTCCTTCATCTAATCCATCAACAACAGAAAATTCATCTAAACTAAACGCAATACTTGGTTGTCTGTCTTTCTCTTTCTGTTCTTCTATAAATCTATTTGTCATTATTCTCCAAGCCAATGTTGAAAGTTGAAAACCTTTTGATGGCTTGTAATGAACACATGCTCTCCACAATCCTTCATAAGCAATTTGCAATGCATGGTCAAACTCCCAATATCCTGTTTTATAATATTTCTTTGCAAAACTTTCAGCAAGTGCTTTATTTTTTTCAAATAGTTCTAGAGCCTCATCATGTGTAAGCTCCAGACTATTGTTACCATCTTCTGAATTACTCATAACAATACCCCCATAAGATATACACATAATGTTCTAAAATCATATAAAGTATTCTCTAAGGAGATAATATAGTATTCAAAAATAGTGTAATTAAAACATCTTCTATATATTATAACATCTTTTAATGTAAAATTTTATAAATATATGTAAAATATTTAAACTTCTGCTAATTTTTTTGAATTAGCAATTAAATCATGCAAATAATCCTTTATAATTACTAAATAGGCATTAGTTTCTTTGCCAACTATGATTTTGGCAATTTTCTTAAAGTCAAACTTCCTCCCATCTTTATTATGTATTATTTCAAAGAATTTCTTTCTTTCTGTTTCAGACAACCTATCTACTGCTTCTTGATACAATTCTTCAAAACTATCTAAATGTGCTAATAAATATGATGCAATACTCAATAAATCTCTTAATGTAACATCCTTTATTGATTTTATTGTATTCAGCATATCCATCTCTTCTTCTAATACATCTAATATATAATTTTCTTGTTCATTTCTGTTTCTATCTTCTATGTAAACAAATTTTTCTTGTTCTTTAATTTCTTTATCTACTTCATTCAAATTATATATTACTTCTGGAAGTCTACTTATAGTATCTTTTCCTTTACCTTTGTATGTACCAACATCTGTATCTGCCTTTAATTTAAAATTAACATACTTACTATGTTTTTCATGATAATAATAAAAATTACTTGTATGCCATTTTGCAAGATGACATATAAATCTTTCATAATCATCTTTTCCAACATCACAGATTTGTTTAGACTTTAAAAGAATATGTTCCCAACAAGCACTATAAATATCTTCCCTAAAATAGACTGGTTCTAGTTGTCCTGTCCATGTTGAATTTACAACTTTTTTTATTATAGTGTCTACTTTATCTAAATCTACCCAATTTGGTAATTTACCTAAATCAGGGTCATTGTATCTTATTTTTAATTCCAATGGTGAACAATCTGCAACTTGTTTCTTTTGCACCTCCCTCACCATATCAAATGGAATTTTAGTATTACCATTATGTATAAATTCTTCTAATTTGGTACAACTTTCTAAAGATTTCCCTTTAATTCTTTCTACATCCTTTTCTGGAACTACAAAAGTTTCAGATATTATTCTTGCCTTTTCAGCAACAGGTAATTGATTACTTGCCATAAGAATAACCCTCCTATACATATTAAATTTTTAAATTTAAAAACTGGTATTAGTTTATATATAATTTCAAAATATGTCAATAGGATTTTATAAAAAAATTATTACAGTTTTATGACAAAAATATTACAAAAATATTACAAAAAATTCATGTAATTAAGATGCAATAAAAGGTAGAGTTTAATTCTCTACCTTTTATTGCAGTTTTTAAATTTAATATGTATAGGCAATTATTCGAAATATAAGAATGAACTCTATTTCAATCACCTTGTTTCATTTTAACATATATTTTACACAATGTCAATAAATTATGTAAAATATTTTCAAATTATATTAAATTTCAATACTTTTGCCTTGATGTTGATTTTCCTTTTTACCAATTAACCAATATAAATCTCCTTTTTGTAAAAATGGTACACATTTCCCTTCATAGGTACTATCTACATCAATTCCATTAACTTTAGTATATTCAGAGTAGTCATTATACTTTTGTTTTGCAGTAACCAACTCACAATGTTTTTGCCATATATTCTCACCAATATACTTATCTAATATTTTAGGTACACCTGTAAATCCTACCTGAACACCTAATATTGGTTTATTTATTTTGTATTTCATAAATCCTCTTATTAAACCTGCAAGATTAATACCAGAACCAACAACAATAACAACTCTATTTATATCATCAATATATGGTAGAATAGATGATACTTCAGCAGCAGTTGTTTCAACTGCAATATTATCATCCATTCCGAAAGGTAAGTAAAAAGCATTATTATTTACTGCATATTCTTTTGCCCTTTTTATTAGTACATTTGTATATCCATAAGAATGTTGAATTATCTCAGCACCCTTTTCAACTGCTCTTCTCATATCTAATTGTAATTCAGATGTAGTTGTATGTCCTACTGCTTTTAAACCTAATTCTTTACAAACACTTGCCATTATATTTATTTGGGGAGAAGATTTAGCACCCAAAGTAGTAATAGTTGTATATCCATTTTCTTTTGCTTTTTCACATAATACTTTAGCTGCTCTTACTTTTGCACCATACATACCACCGAATTCAAATAGGTCATCTCTTTTAAATAATAAATTACCTGCCTTTTGTATTTCTGTCATTATTATTCCCCTTTCATATATAGCTCTCTTTCTAATTTTTCTTTAGCTACCTTAAATTTTAGCACATCTAAATCAAATTGTAAATCTAATTTCTCCCAAGGAGCAAACTCACCAGCCCAACTTGAATTATCCCCAGTGTAACCCTGTCTTGACCAATCATGTCTTAATGGTCTTCTTAAATTAAATCTATCTATAATTCCCTTTACAGATAATGATATATTATTTTTAATATAATCTTCTATATCTTCTTCTGTAACATCTGTTCTTTGTTGTCCTTTTAAGTCTACATTTATTGATACAGGTTCTGCTACACCTATAACATATCCTAATTGAACCTCACACTCATCAGATAAACCTGCAGCAACTATATTCTTTGCTAACCATCTTGTAGCATAAGCTCCTGAAGCATCTACTTTTGTTGCATCTTTTCCATGTGTATTTCCACCACCAATAGCTGCATAACCACCATAACTATCACAAATAAGTTTTCTACCAACTTCTCCACTATCACCTTCTGGTCCACCAATAACAAATTTACCTGTACCATTAATGTGCCAAATTAAATTTTCAGACACTTTTACTTTCGCAGCAACAAATACCCTATTAACTATATCTTTAATTGTTTCTTGTAAATCCTCGTAATTAGCTGTATCTGTATGTTGACAAGCAACAACTACTGTATGTACCTCTGGTTCATCTTTATCATAATCTATTGTAACTTGTGCCTTCATATCTCCTTTTAGAAATGGATAATGTCCTTTTGCTTCATATAATCTACTAATTATTCTTTTTGATAAGTATAAGGCTAATGGTAAATACTCATCGGATTCTATATTTGCATAACCTATCATTATCCCTTGGTCACCTGCACCAATTTCTTCATCGTCTTTTTCTATTCCTTGTGCTATATCAGGAGATTGTTTATACACTAAATTCATTATTCTTGGTTCAAATTCATAACCTAAAATTCTATATGCTTCCTTTACAGATTCTTCTATATCTACTTCTATTATTGAAGATATTTCTCCTGTTAGGATAACCCATTCATTTTTATTTGTACCATCTATTGCAACATGAGCCTTTGGGTCTAATTCTACATATTTATCTAAAATATAATCTGCAACAAAATCCATAGCCCTGTCTGGGTGCTGTGGACTTACATCCTCAGATGTCCATAATCCTCTTTTTGGTTTATACATTATCACTCACCATCCCCCAATTATTATCTTCCATAATATGATTTGAAATACATATACCAGAAACTAACTCTGGTTCTTTATCTAAATCTATTACTGTATTATGCCTGTGTGGTGGAATATTTAATACTTCTGTTACATCTCTTATTTCTTCTGTCCATATATCACTTTCTGTTATATATAAAGTATCATCTAATTCTTCGTCTGCTATTATATCTACTGTAACATCAATGTCCCCACCATATCTTTCATACATATAATCAATCTTTTTCTTAAATTCCCCTAAGTTCATATTAATCCTCCCTTAAATCATACTCTTTTATATTCTCCAATGCTTCTTGAAAATTATATCCTATTGGTTCAAAATAATCGTACTCTTCTTCATTCTCATCTAACCAGTTACTACAAAAGAACCAACCACCCTCATAACCAGACATTTCACAACCTCTTCGTATAGGTTCCCACCATACCTCTATATTCTTATGTCCATAATCTTCTAATTGTTTTCTTATATAACCTGCTCTTGCTGTCTTATTTACATTCCTATCTGTATATCTTCCCATACAAACCATCTCTTTCTATGAATATTTAAAAGGAATTGTATATAACACAATTCCTTGAAATTTGACATTTATTTGATAATTCTATAATTTTCAATATTTAAAGAAATATCATTTATATCATTTCCTAATACATCAAAATAATTGTGTTCAACACCATCTATAATAGTATTAGAAGTAAAAACCCATCCTCCACTGTATTTATTTTCTCCATCAGAATCTTCAAACCAAACATTTACATTTTGATGCCCAATATCTTCAAGAGACTTCTTAATTACTTCTGCAACTGTATTATTTTGTATTGACATAGCTACACCACCTTTCAAATTTAAAATTTATAATTAGCATATCACATACTACTATAAGTTTTAAAATATGTCAAGTGTTTAATAAAAATTTATATAATCTTATACAAGATAATAGAATATATTTTCAATTACTTCTCTATCTGTTATTTTACCCTGTTTAACCAAACTATCATACCTAGATATATTTAGAATTAACCATTGTAAATCATCTTCTGTCCATGGGATATTACATATAGTTTTATAATCTATTGTACTAAATGCAATGGTATCTCTTAATTCTTTTATTCTACCCCAAAATAAGTTCTCAACATCATAAGCTCTTTTAGCACCTTCCCATTTCCCATACTTAACAAAACAATAAGCAATCTTTAAATCTTGTACCATTTCTTCTAAATGATACCACACATCTTTAAAGTCTGTATCATATAATGCTTTTAAACTTTTATATAATCCTTTAAAATCTTTTATTAAGAAATGATTCATAAAATCTTGGCAACTAAATTTTTCCTTCTCTATATTTAGTAATCCGTGCATATATAAATCATCAAAAGCAACATCATTTGACACATTTTCATACTGTGCATAACTTTTTATCTTATCAATCTCCATCAATGCCATTCCATAATTTCTTTTACAATTTATACATAGCATATTAACATGGTCTGGTCTTAAACTTATTTCATGTAATATCAGTTCTTTAAATATATCATCTTCTACTTCCTCAAAATCTGTTATATATTCATCAAAATGAGTTATAAATGTTTTTGGAATTTCAGCAGAATATATCCATATTGCACCATTATCACTACTTTTTACTTTTCTTATAATCTCATCAAATTCTTTTCCTGTTGCTTTTAAAAATTCTAGGTCATGTGGTACTACATATAAAGTCTTCTTCTTAAACAAACCCTTTGTAATCATATTATTTGCTAAATCTATTGTATTATCTAAATACTTTATAACTTTATAATCCTCTGCTATTTTATCTATATAATGTTTCTTTATAGCCCACTCTGTTCCATTAAACACAAATAAATTACCAGCAGACTTATTCAATATATCTTCTTTTAAGTTCTTAATATTTTTCATATCTACCCCTTAAATAATAAACTTTCAAATGCACTTTGTAATAGTAATCTTCTGTTAAAATTTACACCTTGGCTAAGCATGTGTTTAACTTGGAATAGTACATTAAATTCTTCTGCAAATGATAAATAATTTTTCTTTAACATTTGAGATTCTAATAAATTACATAGTATTTCAACAAATACTAATGCTTTATCTATTTTTCCTTTTTCATAGCTTCTATCAAATTTTGATGCAATCTTATTTATATCCGTTTGATTTAGATGAAGTATATCTGTTACTGTATATTCTGCAAATGATAGTATATCGTCAATATCTTCTAAACTTCCATACTTCAATAATGTAGATGGTGTTCTAAAATTGTATTTTAAAAGTCTTTCAACAATGTTCTTATCTAAACTAGATTTATCTATAAAATCATGTAGTTCCTTATCTGAATATGGTTGCATTTTTAATATTCTTGCCCTACTCTCTAATGTATCTATTTGTTTTAAACCTGATATTGCTATATAATTACCTTGTAATGGTTCCTCTGTTATCTTTAACAAAGCATTTTTAGCACCTAAACTTGCTAGATGGAAATCTTTAAAATGATATACTATATTCCCATTAGGTTTTGTAGTTGATACTAATTTCCTAATAGTATCAACTTTATTATCCAACAGCATATAGCCTAAACCATACTTTTTACATAGATATTTTATAAAATATGTTTTACCCATATCATTATTCCCTTGTACTATAAGGAAACTAGGCATTGTAGTCCAATTTTTAATTAAATCTAAATTCTTTGTTTGTCCTACTAAGTACATACTTTTATAATCCACCCCTCTATCATAACTTTCATTTCATCTGAAAATAGATTTCCATTTTTATTATTATAACTTTGTAATATATCTCCTAAAATAACTCTATCAAATCTACCACTATTTAATATTTGTATTGCATTCTCTGATAATGTTGTTATATTCCCATTTAATACAATAAGATATATTATACAATCTTGTATAAACTCTTTAAATAATTTATTGAATAAAGCCATATCAATACCACTCATATAAATATCATTTAAAGCTAATATCGATTCTTTTGCTTTTTTATCATAAATCAAACTCATAAAATTCATAAGCATATCTTCTGTAACACCACCAGCAGTAGCAGTAATAACATTTTCAATATTTATATTTGTATCATAGTCATAACATTTTTCCAATGTTGTAACACTATCACGAACTCCACCTTTTGCTAATCTAGCAATATATGTTAAAGCCTCTTCTGTATATGTTGTTATTCCTTCATTACTTAATATTCTTTTCATATTAGATACTAAATCTGGTACACTTACTTTCTTAAATGCTAGTTTTTGTACCCTACTATGAATAGTTCCTATTACCTTTTGTGGGTCAGTAGTACAAAATATAAAGATAACCCACTCTGGAGGTTCCTCTAATATCTTTAGCAGTGCATTATTAGCACCTGTAGATAACATGTGACATTCATCCATTATAAATATCTTATATTTACAATCAAAAGGTTTATGTTTACTTTCTTCTATAATATCCCTTACATCCTCAACACCATTTTTACTAGCACAGTCCAATTCAATAGGTCTTCCTTTACCTTCATTAATTAAATTTGCAACTATTCTTGCTGATGTTGTTTTACCTGTACCTGCACCACCACAAAATAAATATGCGTGTTTTATATTATTTGTTTGTATTTGATTTTCTAATATCTTTCTAATATGTGGCTGTCCGAATTAATGCATCCCACGACTTGGGTCTATATTGTACAGCCCAGCTTTCTTTACTCATATAAAAATGCCTCCTAAACTTATTATATCAGTAATTATAACATCTTTATTCTTGATTATCTAGTATTTCCTTTATATAAGAAAATGTACCCTCATCTAAAATATAGTACCTATCTTTCTCATCACCAAAATCAAAACATAGTGCTCTATAATCTTTATTTGAAGCATACATCTCTTCTCTCAATGTATCTAACCAATCTTTTTTAATAGAGAATGATTTCTTGGGTTGCATGCAAGTTTTTGCCTCTACAACCCATCTTTCATCCTGTAGGTCTCCTTTATCATAGGGAGTTGCACCAGAATTACTTGTTCTTTTCATTCTCAGTTGTTTTGCTATTGCTTTTTCTTGTTTTGTGCTCACTTGTCTTGTTGGTACTTTCTTTTTCATTTTCAACATTCTCCTTCTTTGACCATTTAAGAGGTACATTTGAAATATCTTTAAAATACTCTCTAAATTGTTCTTCATTCATTGCATCTGTATTATCTTCATCTACTATCTCAAATTCAATACATCTTGTTTCTCCTACATAAGCAGTACCAAATTTTTTAATAATAGGTAATGATTCAATATCTCTCTTCAAAACAGATACTATAATTCCATCTAAATTTAGCAGTTGTCTAAAATCTCCTATTGGTAAGCTAATTTTTCTTGTATCAATGTGTTCACCATTTTTACTTCTAAATATACTATATGTAATATACATTACTTTTTCCTCCTTCCCATAGCCTTCTTTTGAGATTTTGATATATTTCTCTTACCTGTTAATTGTATATATTTTTTCTTTAAAATATGTAATGCTAATTTACAGTCTTCTAAATCAAACTTTGAAACATGTGTGTCTTTTCTATCTTTACCCATTTGCAAGGCTAACCAATTATACCAAGAATTTCTTGCTTGTGATTTATTAGAAGATATAAGCCATAATGTATCTAAATAACAATGTACCTCATGCTTATATCTCCCTAACTCTTGTTCTTTTGTTTCCACTAATCTGTGTCCTTTGAATCGTTTAGATATAAATTTGCTTTATCTAATTCTGCTTTAGATATTAAATCTTCTATCTCTTTATCTTGTAATTGGTTATCTATAAGGTCAATCCAATCTTTATGTTCTGCAAGTTGTTCTTTCAATTTTACTCTTCCTTGTATTTTATTTGGGTTAAGTACCTCACCTGTTTCTGGGTCAATAACATCAAAGAATGAACCCTTTTGATTTAGTACACCAACTTGCAAACCTATTTCAACATAATCTGCAATAGTATCGATTCCATGTACATAATTCAAAGTATAATATCCTAATCTTCTATCACTTACACATACCTTACTTTTCTTTAATGTAACATTTACAAGATTACCTGCTGGATTTTCTGCACTATTTGTTAATTCTTTTCCATCTATGTCTATAAATTTACCTTTTCTAAATTCAAGCCATGTTGATAATGCAAATTTCAAGGCTCTACCTCCAGGAGTTATAAATCCACCATAAGGAGAATTTAAGTCATCTCTAACTTGGTTTATAAATAATACTGTTGTATTTGTACGTCTAATTAATCCCTGTACTTTATTACAAAATCTTGCTATTGCTTGAGCATTTCCACCATACTTATTTTGTCCTACACTATCACCCATTATTTGTCCTGATACCATCGTTGGAATACTATCCAATACTACTAAACTACATTCCTCTGTTTTAATTGCTTCTACCAAAGTATCTAATACCATCTCTGTTTCACATACATCTGGTTTAAATATTATGAATTTATTTATATCTACACCATTTTTTAATCCCCATACTGGGTCTAATGTTTGTTCTAAATCTGCATAAAATACTTTTTTATCTGGGTATTTTTCCATAGCATTTTTACATACATCTAATGCTGTAAGGGTTTTACCACTACCCTCTGTTCCTGCAAACATGTGAAATCTTCCTTCAACTAAACCACCATAAGTCATGTAATTTAGTCTAGGTGCAGTAAAAGGTATTTTATCATAAACTAACTCTGCTTGTCCTTCTGTAATTACCTCTCCATATTTCTTGTTTACATTCTTCATCAAGTCATCTAATCTACTCATGAAATTCCTCCTTATTACATTCTATTACTTGCAAACCTACTCATATCATATTGTTGCATTCTTGCTGATTGTACCTTCTTTATGCTTGCTAACATTTCAGTTGCCATTTCTATTTTGAGTTTAATTCCCTTATATGCCCTATCAAATATAATCTTTTCTAATTGCTCACTCCTAGTGTTCAAATCTGCAACACTATTTTTATCAGCAATAGTACCCCTTGCCATTCTAAATGCTTCTGAATATGATTCTTTATGTATCTGGTCTGCAATGGAGCTTTGTAAACCTACAAGTTCCTGACTAGAACAAACATCATATAAAAATAGTGGTATTCTAATCATTAAATCTTCTAATTCCTGGTCATTCAAAGCATTACTTTCATCATTAAGCCATTTTTTTATTGTTTCCATAATTCTATCTAAATCTTTACAGTACTTATCTACTATTTTTTCAACAACCTCTTGTATAGGTTGACTTCTTTCTTCTATTTTTCCTGATATTTGAAATCTGTCATTACTCATATTAATTTACCTCTTTTTTCATAAAGTAATCTCCAAGTCTACACCTAACAATTACAGGTTTTTGGTTTAGTGGTCTGTTTAACCAACATAACCACCAATCTTCAACCTTACCTTTTCCAGGTCTTTTAACAATAAGGTAGGCTTTGTAAAATGGTACTCTATCATTATCAACAATAATATCTCCCCAAGTATTCTTACACTCTTCTTCTAATTCTTTCATAAAACCATCTATTTCTTTATAAGTACATTCATTTTTTCTTGATTTTACTTCAATAATTATACTAGGAGTACCTTCACTGTTACAGCCTATATGAATATCTCCCTCATCTCTATTTCCATGTAATACTACTCTTTTTGTATCTGCATATCCACATTCTATCATATATTTAACAACTGCTGTTTCAGCAGCTGTTCCTATTCTTTTAGCCTTACTCATTTTACACACCTACCTTTATATTATATAGCAACACCTATAACATAAGCATTTTTATTACCATCACTAATTTGAACATGTGTTACTGGTTCGTCCCCATTTACTATTGGTTCTATAATGACATCATCTGTTTTTAATGCTTTTAATATAGTTACTAAATCTTTTACATCAAATTTTATTTTAAGATTATTAGTAGATGATACTGGTAATGTTTCAAATGCTTTACTTTCATTTGACACTTTTAATACACCATTAGTAATCTCAAAATCTAATATTTGTCTTACAACAGAAGATATAAAGAATAATGTTAATCTATCTATTGAACCTAATAAACTAGCCTTATTTAGTTTAATTGTTGTCCCTTTATTAGAATTTAGAATATCACTTATTTCTGTTATAGGGTATTCACTTTCTTCTTCCTTCAATACTGAATATAATCTATATTCTCCTGAATATATACACATTGTTGCAATTCCATTTAATTGTCCAAACCCAATACGAATTTTATCATCTGTTCCCATTGATATTATATCTTTAATTGTTGAAGATTTTATAAAAGCAGTTGTTCTAAATAAAGGTGTTAGATTTTCTCTAACAACTGCAATATTATCTCCTGTTGTTGCAGATATAAATTCTCCAAAATGTATTGCTGATAATGCTGATGTATTAGGTAATCCAGATATAATAGGATATACAGATTCTATATGTGGTAAAAATTGAGATTTATCTAATTCAACTGTTTCATTTATCAATATTGAATCCTTATCTATATCAGGTAATACAATTACTGAATTAGTTGTTAAGTCTATTGCTTGATTATAATTATATTCCCCAGATGCAACACTAACTTTTGCTACTAAATTATCTGCAACAACTGTTACCTCTTCTGAATTTAATCTGTCTATTAATGGTTTAATATCGGATATTTTTAAAGTAATTATAGTACCATCTGTTGCTTGAATAACTGGTACATTAACTGTTAAAATATTTTCTCTATCTGTTGACCTTACTTGTAGTACATTCCCTACAACCCTAAACATAACTACTTCTGTAATTGGGTCTAATTCTACTTTACTTGCTACAACATCTGCTTTTTTAAGAGCTTCTTTTAAAAGACTTGTTTTTACTTTAAACCCATTTCCTTCCATAGGTGTTACTTCTTGTATTATTGTTTGTGGTTGTGCTTGTACTGGTGGTTGGTTTACTGCTTGTGCCTCTTCTTGCACTTCATTTATAGGTTCTTGTGGTTGAGTATAAACTGCTTGTGCTGTAACACCTTCACTATAATTATTTGTAATACTTACACCTTCATCTGAATTAATTTGAACACCCCTATCTTCTGATGGTATTCCAAAATTTTGATTTTCTTCCATAACAATTCTCCTTTATAATAAAATTATTTAACACCGTCACCTTCCCAATTTAGGAATTTTGCAACGTCACATTTCATAGGCACTGTAACTTTAGATGCACCTGCCTCTATCATCATTTGGCTCATTAATTCTGCACACCTATCCTTATTTTCCATAGGACACTCTCCTATGATTTCGTCATGTACTGGGAATAATTGCCTAAAACCTAATTCCCTCATTTCTTTATTAGTTGCTATCTTTAACATTGCTAACTTACTCATATCTGCTGCACTACCTTGCACTATACTATTAACAACTTTTCTATTTGCTTCAGCAATATAACTTCTATTATCTCTAATATCAATTCCAGCTAATTTTGCATTTTCTATTATTTTCATTCTTTTAGTATAGTTAGCATTTTGTAGTTTTTGAATATAAAATTGTTTAGTTTCTTCTTTAACCTCTACACTTGCAACATCATCGCTCCAAAACATAGGATTAAAGTCAACCTTTCTATTCTCATTATATGAGAATTCAAACTCATCTCTCTGTATATTTGGTATTATTCTTTTTCTACCCCATAAGGTTAATGTATATCCTCTTTCTTTTGCTAATTTCTGTTGACTGTTAATATACTCTTGTATTCTAGGATATGCAGTAAAGAAATCATCAATTATTTGTTGTGCCTCTTGTGTTGATATACCAGCACCTTCAGCCATAGTAGCAGTTGATTCTCCGTATAACAAGCCTAATAATACACCTTTTATTTTTGACCTTCTTTTCTTGCCTTCTTTATTCAATAATGGTTCGCCATCATCACCTAAAATCTTATTCCCATTTTCATCAGTATAGAATTCTCTACACTCATCATAAGATTTATGAAATGCTTTTGATGCCATTTCAGCATATATATCCTTACCATCAGCATAAGCCTGTCTTAAATGCTCATCATTACATAAATGACATAAAATACGTGGTTCTTGCTGACTAAAGTCTGAACTCATCATTACATAACCATCAGATGCTTTAAATAATTGTCTTATCTTTTTGCCTATTGGGTTTCTTGCAGGAATTTGTTGTAAGTTTGGTTTACTAGAACTAAACCTACCAGTTTCAGTTCCATCTTGATTTAGATTTGTATGTATTCTTCCTGTTGATGGTTCTATAAATCCAGGTAAACTTACTATAAATGCATCTATTAACTTTGTTAGTGTTCTTAACTCTAATAATGCTTTAGTTAATGGTGTATTCAATTCTAACAATATTTCTTTACCTGTACCTTTCCCTGCTTTTGTTTTATATCCTATAATTTGATAAAACAATGTACTTAATTGTTTTTCACTTTTTAGATTTATTGGGTCTTCTAAAGGGTTTTTAGGATGTGTTATTTTATATTCATCTATTTGACTTTTATATTTATCTATTTCTGCATAAACAAGTTGCTCTTTTTCTTTTTGTTGTTCCAATAATGTTTGACTTAATTCATCAGATGCTTTCATATCATATTCAACACCTGTTCTTTGCATTTCTGCAACATAATAAGATAATGGATTTTCTATATTTAAAAATAAATCTTTCGATTCTGCAAATTCTGTATCTAATATACTTCTTTGCCATTCAAATAATTTATAAGTCATTATAGCATCCTTACCAGCATATATTGTTGCTGTATCTATTGGAATTAAATCAAATGTTAAACCATTAAATAGTTTATCAAATTTATTTACACCTTCGTCTTCTTCTGCAATATATTTATTATATAGATACTTCAAACCATGCTCTTCATTACTTCTATATAAATGAGCAAATATAAGAGTATCCCAATATTGCATAGGCATCCAATATCCAAATGCAGTCTTTAATACATTATGGTCGAACTTTCCATTATGGTAAACCCATTTTTTGCTGTCTTTGTATTTTTTAAATACTTCTGCAACATCTTTTACCTCAAGTTGTCCCATAGTCCTACCACCATATACATAACTTGAGTGATTAAGAGGGATATATACACCATCCCCTCCGTCACTCATTGAGATACCTACAATATAATCGCTAAAATAATTTAATCCCATTGTTTCAGTATCTATTGCAATAATATCTCCTGAATTTTCAAAATATGAGATTAGTTCGTCTAATGTTATAATCTTTCTACATAATTTTTTATAATTTCCTAAACTCTTTTCAACTAAAACATTAGCCTCTACTATTCTTTCTCCTAACCCCATACCTCCACTTTTCTTTGTTTTTCTAACAGAAGAAGATGCTTGTAGATTTGATGTTAAATTAAACAAATCTGCCATAAATACACCCCACTATCTAAAATACTTCTGTTGTTCTTCTTGGTTGATAATCTTGACTTGGTTGTGGTTGATTTTGTGTTTGTACTTGTCCTTGTGCTTGATTATTAGCATCATAATTTAAAATCATATTTAGTTTATATGGGTCTTCTATTTCACCAAAATCTTTTTTAGTTCTATTATCGGAAGCATTTAAGACTGGTATTACAGAATATGTAGTATCTAATCCATTTCCAGTTCTTTTTATTTTATAAGTTTGATTTGCAATACTTGACATATTTGCTGCTTCATCTAATACTGGTTTTAATGTACCTGTAACCCATTTATCACTCTTTTTCCAATATTGAATACAATCTTCTTCAATATTATATAAAGGTATGATTATTCTACCTACTTGTCCACTTCTCTTACCATCGTGATTTGTTACCTCTCCATTACAATATTTACAATGTGCATTAGGGTCAGATGTTTTAGGACAATCAATAGTATTCCATCTTATTTGTCCATCTGCTGTTTTATGACTAACTTCATGTACACCATAACAATAATCATTTCCAACTTCTTCCCATCTATCCCATAGGAATCTTACTTGCTTACTTTCATCAGCTTTTAGACTAAAGTATTTTCCACCTCCTGAATTTAATTTACCTGCTTGTTCCAATGATATTTTTCCCATTGTTACATTTCTCCTTTCTTTGCCTGGGAGCTCATCCCCTAAATTGAGCTTACTTAAAAATTTTAAGGAATATATCCTCATATATAATAACATCTTATTTAGATGTAATTATCTAAATTAATCTATAAAATCTTCGTAGGTCAAATCCTCATTTGTATTATATTCATAACTATTAAATCTATTTGTTATGGTATGGAACCAATCCCAATATTCCATTATTTCCATTTGTTTGAACATTTGAGATGTCATACTATTTATATCCTCAAAATCTGGTACACATGCAACAAATACACTTTTTTTATGTTTTAATAGAAATTTAGCAATTTTCATATTTCCCTTTCTACCAGCAGAATCACCGTCTAATGCTAATACATAACCTTTACAATTTATAGTTAATAGTTGTTCTAATTGATTTTTTGTTCCTGTTCCTAATAAAGCAACACCACACTTTTTATACTCATATAAACTCCATAAATTAAAAGGTCCTTCAACTACATAAACATAAAAATTATCCATTCTACTTGGTAACTCATATACACCATATACTGGCTTTGTAAAACCTTTTGGATATTCATATCTTTTATTCTGAACACTTCTTCTACCAACTGCAAGACAATTACCATATTTATCTTTTATAGGGAATGTTATCTCATCTGTTCTTACATCATACCCAACATCATATTTATTAGCTGTATTCATTGATATATTTCTACTTTCTAAATACTTTGAATAATATCTATATTGTTTTAATTCATTTCTACTAACATATTTAGTAGGAGTTAGGTTTGGAATTGTAAATAAAACTGGGTTAGCATTTAATCTGTATTCAAATTCTAAATCATCAATTCCTAATTTTGAATCTACTTCATCCCTATTGAAATCTGCACCCAATATCATCTTTAAAACATCATAGGTATTTCCAGTAAAACCACAATTAAAACAATGAAAAAATCCAGCAGATATATTATCTTTGTCTATTTTTGAAAAACCACAACTTGGATGTCTTTCTTGTCCTTCTTTATGTTTCGGACAAGTAACTAATATATTTTCTTTACCATCTCTAATATTTTTAAAATAATATTTTCCTGTTTTTGAAAATATATAATCTCTTAAATTTTCAATATATTGCACATCATACATAATTTAACTCCATTTATCTAAATGTACTAGAACCTAATGTTCTTCTTGTTTGAGATTGACCTGCTACTGGTTTTGGTATATCTGTTGTTATTAATGGTGTAAATTTACCTAATGCAAACTCAACATCATATTTCTGCATAAAGGTATCATCACCATATCTATTTTTAGATATATTCATTGTCAAAATATTAGATTCCCTTCTCATACCTATAACTCTTGTAGCATTTTGCCCTACTGCGTCAGATTCTGCTATATTTTCAAGTAATGGTGCATCTTTTTGCATACCACCATCTCTATTACTCTGTACTGCTAATATTATTGGTATTTGATACTTTGTAGATAGTGTAAATAAGTCTGCTGAGATATTTGAAAATCTAGTTCTAGTATCATATACTTTTGGACGATAATCATCCATTAATGATAATTGGTCAACAAATAAAAAATCTAATTCATCTTTTGCTATCATTTGTTCTAAATCTTTAACATTTGCCTTTCCCTGTAACTCTCTTTGAGTTAAAAGTGTCATATTTAATTGTTTACTTCTCATATCATCTAATGATTCTTTATCACTCCAAGCCCTACCTAATTTATTTAACATTAATAATCTTCTTTGTACCTGAGCTTTTGACATCTCACCAGAGTATATTCCAATTCTTTTACCCTGAAGAGCTGCAGATAAAGCAAATTTTAACCCTAAAAATGATTTACCTTGTCCAGGTCTACCCATCAAAACTATTAAATCTTCCCCTTTATTCCAGCCTATTAACTTATTATCTAATTCTTTAAATCCTGTCTTTATTACATTATTTACATCTAACTGTAAAATTTCATCTATATCATCTAACAAATTTACAGACTTTTTAACTAAACCAATACTTTTTAATCTGTCATTTGTTTCATCAAACTTTTTTATAAATTCCATTGGTTGACTTCCAACCAAACCTGAATTTGAATTTAATAATTGTAATTCATTTGTAATTTCCTCAGATGCAACACTTCCTTTTAAAAGCTTTATTAAAAATTCTGTATTTCCAAAATTCATTAAATCTGTATAAAATTCAGGTTCTATGTTGAACATTTTTAGTAACTGATTTACATGCATATATTCAGAATACTTATCTAAGTAATCTTCGATATGTCTATACATTACCTTACCCATATCACTAAATTGTTCAACAGTTATATCATTTTTTAACAATATCTCAAATCTTTTCTCTTGCACAACTTTCAAAAGAAGTGCATACTCTAATTCACCTCTATCAAACATATTGAACCTCTTTTCTATACTAATTTATGTTTACCATACCTTTGCCATATAAGAAATCTACTATATTCGTAGATAGGTTTTTTATTGCATCCTGCTTACCACCAGTAATAAAAAATAGGTTACTTAATCCTTTCTTATGTCTAACAGATAATATCCTATATAACTCAGCTCTATCATACTCTGTACTTATCATAGTCATTCTATCCCATATAATTAAATCTGCATTTTCTACACCTTTTCTTATAGTATCTATATTATGTGAAAAATCTCTTTCCATATCATCCATATTATACCCAATCATCTTTTTAAAATCGCTTAACAATAAAGGTACATTTATATATATTATTCTTTTCATTGGCTTATCTTGTACCAAATAGTTCTTTATGTAGTTTTGTATAATATGAGATGCTAAAATATCTGTATCTATATAACATGAAAAATTAAATATACAATTAAATTCTCCAGATATAAAATCTGTTACATCATTTACAAAATCTTTAACATCAGCATCTTTAAATGCTGGGCTATTTATAAATGGGTTTTGTATTATTTCATATCTATATATTTTTGGTATTTCAGATTGTTCCATATATTTTTTATATAAGTTATATCTACTAAGTTTAAATTCTCTATTTTCATACTTTTCTAGGTCAGGTGCTAATCTCTCTATAAACTCTATTTCATCATCCATGTAGTCTTCTCCTTATCTCAAAATAGTTATAGATGTCCTCATCACTATCTTCAAACACTTTTACTTTCCCCATACTTTTGGAATCTTTTGTTTTAGATAATACATTGAAATCATCTTCAATCCATATTAATCTTTTTGTATTTCCATATTCAGTACACCATTTTAAATGTTGTAATATAGACTTTTCATTATTTAAAACATCTTCTTTTTTAATATCATCTACACTTTTATTACAACAATATTCTAATAATTCAATAATATTATCCTTGAATAATTTATAAGATAGATTAGTATTAGATGTATTATTTAATCTATTTTCTAAATAAACCTCTAGTGCATTTTTCACTATTTCTGTAACATTATTTTGACTTTTTATTAATGCAAAACACTTAGCAATAGTATCCCTTTTTGCTAATCCATCTTGTTTTTTAATTTCCTTTACTCTAGGAAGATTACTCAATGAAAATGACACTTGTAACACCTCTATCTATTATTTATATCATCTATAATGCTTTTAGCATCTATATTATCTATTTTCTTTGTATATAATCCAAATACCAAATCACTTAATATTTGAGCAGTTATTTTAGCCCCATCATCCTTTAAATATTCTTTTGAAAGAATTTCTAATAAATCTACTATGGTTAAATTATTATATCTAAAAATCTTTTTAACCTCACTCAAATTTAAAATATCTTCAGCAGTTTCTCCTGTTGACATTTTAAATGAGTTGAAAAAGTTTTTAATTGTCATATTAGATTCTTCATCCTGTAATTTGTCAATATCATCTAATGACATATCTTCTTTTAATTCTAATTTATAGCCAACTTTATTTAATATTCTAATTAATTCTCTTGCAGATATTTCAATATGTCCTGATTTAAAATCTAAATATGAATTATATAACTCTTCAGCACTATTTTCAGATAATTCAAGTGTTCCTAAAATATTTAATCCCCATACAAAATCTATATAAGATTGATAAGTAGCAACAGGATTCATCGATGGAATAAATGTAAATGATTTATATATTAGAATTCCTGTGTATATTGAGTATTCTGCTTTTTTATTATTTACTTCTAGTATAACTACTGGTGTATATGTATCTTCTGCTATATTTGCATCTGCCCTATATAAAACTAATTTTACTAATCCACCATTACCTTCAACATAAAATTTTCTAGTATGTTCTAATGAATTTACCTCCATCATAAACATATCTAATTTAGACTTAAAATCATCAAAATAATCATCAGACATTATAGTCATATCAATTAAACTATAATTATTATCAACTAAATATCTAACATTATCGTCTTCAAACTTAAATGGTGCACGTTTTCCATCTTTATCTTCTAATTGGTAATCTATAACATTTTTCCAAAAATCTTTATTTATTTTAAATAATTCTTTACTCAAACTTGCAGTAACACCTAATTGTTTATATAGATACTTATTTGCTCCTTTTTCAATAGTATATATTCTACCTTTTTCGTCATCCTTTTCTGCAATAATTATTTCATTAGGTCTTATTAACTCAACACTTTCTTTATCCAAAGATTTTGCACTTAATAAATCAAACATCTTTATTTACCTCTCTTTTTCATATATTTTTTAAAATCATCTACTGTACACTCTTTACATAATATATCTTTGTCAACATAAAACCCACTTTTAACAAGTTGACCACACTCTTTACATTTTAAAAGCATATCATTACCTGCCCTAATAGGTTTTATTGTAGTGTTATCAGCAGTACGTCTTTTTGGCTTATCTTTCTTATTTAATTTCTTTACTTTTTTATCAATTACTTTTACTGCTTCTTTTATATTATTCGTTACAGTTTCCATTTCTTCTTTCATTTGTTTCTTTACATTTTCTATTTCTGGGTGAACTCTTTTTGTTATTTCATATACAATTTCATCTCTAATTGCTTTCTTATCTACATAACCACATTGTACATCTATTCTATCTTCATATTCTTTTACAAGTTTTCCTTGACACCTTTCACAGGCACTTTTTACATAAGAATTTTTAGTTCTTACAAGCAATCCACACGGACTATAATATGCTTTATATAACTTATCAGCATCCATATAATTTGCTTCTATTTTTCTAGGCTTTTTAGATTTAACTTGATTCACTTTAGTTTCTTTTTGTTTATTCTCTTGTTTAATTTTTTGTTCTTCTTTAATTTCTATATTTTTTATACTACTTATTATAATATTTCCTGTAGTATCATCAAACGATATATCAATATAACCATCTCTGGTTATATTAGTATGTTCTCTTATTTCTTGTGGAATTGTTAATCTGTATTTAGATAATTTATATTTCATATTTATATCCTCCTAAAATGGCAACCCATCTTTATGTGGTGCATATACTTTAATAGGCTGTCCTTTATAATCATTTACTATTATTATATTTATATTATCTACAACAGCATCTACAGGTGCTAATTCGTATTTAAAACCATCAGCAACAATTTCTTTTTGTTCTTTAGGCTTTTTGATACTATCTGTTGCACACCTTCCTAAAAATAAATCATTAAACCCACATTGACTATACTTATCCATTCCTTCTGAATTTCCTTCTACAAAATAAGTAGCCATTACATCAGCAGTATGCAATAATAAAGATTGTGGATACTTTTCAAAAGCATTAGATGTAAGTACATCATAAGGCATTCTATCCGAAAATCCCATGTGCCATCTAATCATCATTGATTCTATTGCACTCAACTTAACACCTCTATTTTGAATAATTAAAACACTTTTTTCACCATGTCCATAAGGTAATAAGTCATCTGTTTTATAAAATGGTTCTTGTACCCATTCATTATCTCTTTTAACATTTCGCATCTCTGTTATATATGTATTTGCCTTACAAATATCGTGTAATAATGAAGTTAATATAATAGTGTCTTCAGGTATTTGTAATAAATCTATATAAGGTTTTAAATCTTTTGAAAAACAATAATAAACATTTAAAGAATGCTCTAACAAACCACCTTTACAGTTTAGATGATACCTTGTACTTGCAGGAGCTGTTTTAAAATCAGAGTTATCTAACCATTCTATCAAACCCTCTATTCCTTCTCTTCTTGTTTTCAGTAACAAATCAACATATTCATGCCATCTCTTATCAATATCTTCTTCATTCATAATATGTAGTACCTCCTATATTTTATAACATCTTAATAGAGTTTTATCCTCAATATTATTAACATCTTTCAGACCATAAAAGGTATGCAAAAGCATACCTTTACTTATTATAAATTATAGATTTTCATTTAACCAAACAATTAAATCTTCTCTTTCTTCTATCTCTTTTATTAACTTCCCATTCTCATAAATATTATATCTATACATCATAGTAAAATCTTGTTTTGTTATATCTAAATTTCTTTTTGTAGACTTAAAATGATATGTTGTATATGTCCACCCAAAATTTTCTTTTTGTAATCTGTTTGTAAAAGATATATCATAATTATCTTGTATATCTTGATTTAGCCTTTCTAATACAAATTGTGTATATTTATTCTTACTATCTAATAAATTAACTGCACATTCCCAACTTATCCAACCCAAGTCTAATTGTCTTTCTTTTGATGGGAAATTATTTTTATTTACCTCTTCTAACCACTTACTTATAATCATATTATATCCTCCTACCTTATTATTTACCTATTATATTATGATTATACTATAAGTTTTAAAATATGTCAAGTGTTTTTATAAAATTTTTACAAGCCATAATTCATTTGAAAATAATCTATAAAAATCATAACCATCTTTATTTATTATTAAATTATTCTCTTTATACTTATTATATGTATCATTTGACATATAATATACCTTATTTGTACCAAACTTACTTAAATCTATATTTATTAATGAACTTAAATCTATATCAAATTCTAAATTTGGGTCTTTTATTATAGTTATTTTAGATTTATCTGTATTTCTCAATATATATTTATTTTTACCTGATTCTATAATTAAACCACAAAGCATAAAATCATTTAACTCAGATTGACTACAAATAAACTCATTACAATTACATAATTCTTTATATCTATCATATATCTCACTTGTTTTCATAAAAACACCTTAAATCTTCCAAAATTCCTTATACTTTTTTGCAATAAGTGGTTGAACTTGGCTATTAAATAAATATGCAACCGTATCCCAAGTAATATCTTCTTCTAGTATTTGTGTATTTCCACAATCACATGTATTTACTATATGTAATTTATCATTATCAAATTTAATTTTAACAGAGTTTCCACATATAGAGCAATATGTTAATACCCACTCACTTAAATTTAATTCCTTGCACCTTTTCTTAAAGAAATCACCCTTATATCTTGAAAATTTAATAGCTTGTTGCATCTGTCTTTCTACATCTATATTATTTCTAACATTATCCATCTTATTTATTGCATCTCTTAAATATGTTGTTGGTATTAAAATAGATAACTTATTTTGTAACATAATATAAGTATTTTCACTTCCAACTTGTAATGTTGGAAGCTTATTTACTTTTTTAGAAAATCTACCATTATAACCTATATAATATGGTACTTCATCATTATATTCACTTTTTCCATTTATCTCCCAGCTAAATACCAATGTGCAATCTTCTTGATATACTTCAATCCTATCATCAGAGGTTAATACTGGTCTTATTTTTATTTTTATCTTATCTTTCTGAAAAGTGTTCCTAAACCACTTATATAAAAATGGTCTTCTTTGTACCATTACAATATCACCATTTTGCATATTATCGCATTCATATTGAGATGGTTTAGGTATTGACATTTGTATTATCCTCCTTTTGATTGTTAGATTGTACTATAATATTTGGATTTGATATATCTTGTAAATTTCCATTCTCAACTTTATCTATATTTTCAAGTACTACCTGAACAGCGTGTCTAATTTTCTTTCTTTTAACTACATCTAATCCATTTGTATCTTCAACTGTAACATTACTACTGTTATCTACGATAAAGAAATTTTGTAGCTTTGGATTTCCTATAACAGACATTATCATATCATTAGTATCTTTTATGAGTGTGCTGATAAATTTTGTTGTTTCCATAATTCTATCTAATCTCATCGTTGATATATCTTCCTCAATTCTATTAAACAACTCATCTTCTAATGTATTTAATGTATTTAAAAGTTTATCTACTCGAGTTAATCTATTTTTTGCTTGTATTAGCATTCCTGCTCTTACTTTATTTTCAACTACTTTAAACTCCCTCAAAGTAAGGTCATCTATATAAAATTTATCATCCATCATATCTGAAATAGTTATATCTTTATTACCTAAAATCTGTGGTAAGTTTTCCACATTGTTATCCACATTATCCACAATTTCATCTGTAACTTGTTCAATAATTTCATCTGAAATAGATTCTTCAACTTTTTCTTCAAGTCCTAATTCTACAACAAAATCTGTTAAATATTGACCTTTATTCAAAACTATTTTAGTATGATTTTGAACATTATCTAAATCATATATCCAGCTATCCCAATTATTTAAAATAAGATTTATAAAATTCTCATTATTACCTCTATTTTTATATCTTTGTATAAATTCATCTTTCATGTCTATATTTGGATAAACTAATACATAATCTAATTTAACAGCATCAAGACACTTTCTTATTATAGAATGTTGACTTATTAAAACAACTTTATATTCTGCATTTGCTTTCTTTATCGCTTCCAAATAGTTTATAGGATACTTTGGATTTTGTGTTCTTTTATTATCTCCTTTTGTTGCCTCTGTATTTCCATTTTCTAACCATTTAAAATTTCCACTTTCTAAATCTATAACATCTTTACCATATTTTTTAGCAAGTGTAGTTTTACCTACACCTGCAAATGCTGATACTATCATTATTTTATATCCTCCAAACCAATGACTATACTTGTTAATGAACTGCTTAATGATTTTGTTACTCTCATTACAGAAGTTACTAATCTATTTAAGTTTTCAATAGAATATTTTTCAAGGTCATTATTTATAATTAATCTATCTAGCATTTTATTTACTTTATTGTCATAGTCTATACTTATTTTAGATATTCTTTCTTCAATTCTTTTACTTAACATATCAGATTTAACTTCTACCCTATGACTTATAATATCTGCTTGTAGATATTTAATAATACTTTCATCTAAACAAAATATATTCTTTACAATATCATATCTGTATCTAGTAGGATATAAATATACTTTAGGCTTTGTTATTATTTTCATATATACCCCCTAAAATAATCTATTTCTTTTTCTACCTCTAAATACTTGATTTCCATTCTCCTTTAAGTAATTGTAAAATCTTTCAATAGTATTACTTGCATCTTCCTTACTAATATTTAGTTCTTTTAGTTTAACTCTTTTATAGCTATCTTCAAAATCTGCACCATCTATTTTTACATATTGGAATAATAGTAAATGTTTCAATGCAAGTCTTAACTCTTCTTGTGTTGGTATCTTTAAAGTTCTACCACCATAATATTTTATAAATTTTTTAAAATTAGAATATTCATCAAACATAAAGCATAATTCTGCTATATCTTTATAACTTTCATCATTGGTTAGATATGATAGCAATAAGATATTAAGAACATAATGTTCTTCCTCTGTAAGTACCTTATTTAATTTCTTTTCAAAATCACTTTGTTTCATCATATCTCACTCCAATTTTAGATATTACCTTGTTTCATTTCCTCTGCAATATCTATTAAATTTTTACTCTTTTTCTTTCTCTCTTCAAGGTATAGTTGAAAACAGTGATAACCATACCCTCTTTTTTGTGCCTCTTCTGTTTTCAACCTTCTATGACATCTTTTACACCTTAAATATTTTTGATTCAATTTCATGGTTTTCTACCACCTTATTACTATATTATTGGTACATTTGGTTGAATAAGTTGTAATAAATTTTGGTCTTTTTCATTTTCCTCTATAATTGCACCACCCATAGTAAGTATAGTTCCTGCTACACTAGCAGCATTTAAAACACAATATCTATCAACTTTTACTGCATTTATAACACCAGTTTCAATTAAATCTTCATATTCATTTGTTAAAGCATTAAATCCTTTTTGTATTTCAATACATTTCATTACCACATCTTTACCATCAAATCCAGCATTGTTAGCAATTTGTTGTGTAACTTTGGTTAAAGATTCTTGCATTATAGTATAAGCTGTTGCTTTTTCTAATGACATGTTTGATAAATCTTCTGATATTTCATTAGCAACTTTTAATAAACTATATCCACCACCTGCAACAATTCCTTCTTCCATAGCTGCTTTGACTGAATTTAAAGCATCTTCAACTCTTAATTTAGTATCTTTTATTTCCACGTCTGAATTTCCACCTATTTCTATAACAGATATTCCACCAGCTAAATTGGCAATCCTTTTATCATATTGAGTTGTATCCTTACCTACACCTAAAGTCTTTTTCTGTTCTAATAGTTCCTCAACTCTTGCAGTTCTATCTTCTAATAAATTAACTCCAAAAGAATTTACATCTTTAAATTTTAATATTGTTTCATCTAATTCTATTTTTGCACTACTTAATTCACCAAACCAAGAAGAATTAAATGATTTAATAGGTCTTCCTGCCTCTCTACTAATTGTTGTGGAACCTGTTGCAATACATAAATCATCTATCATAGAATTTTTTAAGTCCATATTAAATCCAGGAAGTCTAATAATGTTTACATTTAATGCTCCATTAGCTTTATTCATTACAATAAAATTTAAAGGTTCAACATCTATATCTTCACATATAATTAGCAATCTTCTGCCTTCTTTATTACAAGTATCTAATATAGGTAATAAATCTGGTACATTATCTAGTCTATCCTTTGATATTAAAACACTAACATCATCTATCTCTGATACAAGTGTTCTTCTTTCTAATAAATATGGAGATACAGAGCCATTTGGTAATCTCATTCCCATTACAGAAGTTAAACCTGTAATTCCAGTTTTACTATCTTCTACAATTACTGTTCCATGTTCACCAGCTTGTTTAAATGCATCTGCAATAAGTTCGCCAGTTTTCTCATTACCACTTGAAATAGTTGCAACTCTCTTAATTGATTCATCATCTTTAACTTCAATAGCACTTTCTAATAATTTATTACTAATATCTTCTGCTATATTATTTAATTCTTTTTGTATTTGTACTGGATTTAAGTTTAAGTTACTTAATGTTTCAAAACCCTTATTTATCATTTCAGATGCTAATACAGTTGTAGTTGTTGTTCCATCTCCTGCTACCATATTTGTTTTATTTGCAGCAGATATTATTAGTGCTGCTCCTGCATCCTCTGTATTATCTTTTAATTTTATTGATTTTGCTATCGTAACACCGTCATTTGTTATTACTGGAATGCTTCCATTCTCTCTAATCAAAACATTTCTACCTTTTGGTCCTATTGTTGTTTTTACAATATTTGAAACAGAATTTATACCTTTTATAATTGATTTTTGAGCATCATCACCAAACTTAATATCTTTACTCATTATCTTTTCTCCCTTCTATAATTTTAATCTCAACATCATTATTTTTAAATAGAATCTTATTATTAGGAAAAATAGATTTCATATTATTATATATATTATTTATAGATTCTTGGTTTAAAGTTTTATCTTTAAAATCAAAAACTACAATATCATTTTCTTCTAAATGTATTTTTGATAATTCACCAATTTCAATACCATTATCTAATACTTTCATCTACCTCTCCCCTATCAAACATTTCAAAAATATTATCCTCAACATAACTCCTAAATTCTCTTGTTATCGGATGTACTGTGTCTACTATCTTATCATGTAATTTTTTATGTGGAAAACTAATAAATCTTCTCTCATCTGTTTGAATAATTTGAATATTATGTATTACCAAACATTCATTTAATGTTATAGATGCTTCTCCTATTAATCTTCCTAAATTATTTAATTTTTTTATCTTTATATCTGTAATTTCAATACCATTCATTATTGGTTATCCTCCTCAATTATTGATAATACGTGACTTTCAGATAATATTGTATATTCATTTTTACCATCACTAAAACTTTCTCCTTGATGTTTAGATATAACAATATTATCTCCTACTTTTACTTTTAATGGTACTATTGAACCATCACTTAATAATCTTCCATCTCCAACTGCAACTATTTCAGCAACTAGGGTTGTATTTGATGTTTGGCTCATGTCTTTCTGATATACCAAACCTGTTTCAGAATGTATCTCCTGTGTATTTTTCATCTTTACTACTATTTTGTCGTAAATAGGCTTCAATACCATAATTGTTCTCTCCTTCTTCATTTTCAAATTGATTTTTAAATGTATTCTTTTTAGGTTCTTTGGTATGGTCACCACAAACCACCCAAAAAGGTGTATAATACTTACCATCAGAATCTCTCATAAAACCATTATAATTCATATCTCTTGCAACTTCTAATGCTTCTTCTCTATTATTCCAATATTTGATTCCCTTAGGTAATTTAGAAATACAACTTAAACCTGTTGATTTATAATAACCTACCAATGTTTCTTTATTTAGATTATATACTTTAAGGAAATATTGCATAACAAATTCCTCCTATAATTCCATTATCTGCTTACCATATTCTTCTGCTACTAAATGCTCTATTCTACAACCTCTTGCATTTTCCCAACCGCTCATACATACTAAAATATCTGCTTCTGCTAATAATTCTAATGATTTTGCTAAATAGCATATTGGGTCATCTTTAGAAACATCATCTGCTGTAAGAACTGTATCTAAAACATCATATCCTTGTTCTTCTAAAACTTCTACCAATTCTTTTCTTTCTTCTTCTATTTCTTTATTTGTTTTATTTCCCATTGGTTGACTTATCATTGCAATCATCTATAACACCACCTTACTTATTTCTACTATACTTAACATATCCATACTTATTTTGTTTATCTATATAGATTATTCCATAATCTACAATAAAGAAGTCATTATCAACTAACTCTGCCATATAATTATTTAAAAATTCTTCCATTGTTTTATGTACTTCTTCACAATCACACATTGTTATTTCTCTGTACATTGGACTGTCTAAATCTATATTATCTTTAACCATTCTATTATATTCACTTTCTAATAGTGGTATTATTTTAATTAACTTTTGATTTATTGCAACAGATGTATTATAATCTTGTTTTGAGGCTATATTTCTAATTTCTTTTAAATCCTCTATTCCCTTTTCAAGGTCTTGTCTTCTCACTACTTACCTCCTTATGAACACATGCTTTACTATTATAACTTCTAAACCTGTTCCATGGTCTGATTTGTGTTTCTAAACTAGTACAATTTCCATCAATTCCATTCGATGTTTCAAAATAGAAACAATTACCACATTTTCCTTTAAAGTCTGTCGTTCTAACTTCATATATCATATTATTCTCCTGTTGAACCAAACCCAGAAGTTCTTTCTGCTGTAATAGTATCTTCTTCATTAACAATATAATATTTTTCAAATATTCCTTGTCCTAATTTACAACCATATTCTAATGTAACTGGCTCATCTTTAATATTCACAAATGCAAATGCAATTTCTCCTTCATTATCAGGGTTATTATAATAGTCTGCATCTACAATTCCAACACCATTTGCTAATACTAATCCTAATTTCTTTGGATTTGAGCTTCTGTTGTATAATTTTAATACAAAATCATCTGGAAATAATGCTTTAATTCCTGTCTTTACATACTTAATTTCCTTCGGTTGAATTGTAACTGTTTCTGGATTTATAAAGTCATACCCTGCTGACTTCTTTGTGCTTCTATATGGTAATCTCATTTCAGAACCATCTGCACTTGGGTCTACACCGATTTCTTTTAGCCTATTTACATATTCAAATTTAATCATTGAAAAACCTCCTATTTATTTAATAATCTTGATAGTCCATTCTCATCTTTTATAACTGTAATTGTTCCATCATTAGGTATTGTAAGTTCTTTATGTCCAATAAATATTATACTAGAAACACTTTGTAATTCTTCTATTATCAAATCTATAATATTCATTTCAGCGTCACTATCACATTGTCCTAAAACCTCATCCAAAACTATTAAATTACAGTCAACATTTCCAAGATTTGATGCTAAATATTTCTGTGCTAATAACAAACAAATATTTACTCTTGTTTTCTCACCACCACTTAAACTCTCATAAGAAGCATCACCTAATCTTATATCTAACTTAGAATCGTCACCATCAATAATTATAACATCTTTATGGTTACTAAATAATCTATTACTTAAATATTCTAACTTATCATTTAATATTTTTATACTATTTTGTAATAAATAAGTTCTAAATGGTTTTGTTATTAGTTGTTGCGAATATTTACATACATCTACTAAATCATTTTGCTCATTCCATTTTGATTCAATTTCCCTTATTTGAATGTTGCTACTATTTATATTACTATTTGCTTCATCTATCATTTCTTCATATTCTGCTGTACTTTGAATTTCAACTTTTAATAATTCCTCTTTTTTACCTTGTAGCATATCCTTTTTATTTTGTAATTCTCTTATTTGATTTTGCTTAGATGATATAAGCTCTCTCTGTTCTCTTATCTTATTTTGATTATCTTGTATATATTTTTCAATATCTTGTATTTGATTATCTATATTCTGTATCCTATTTTGCTCTAAATCATATTGTTCTCTTATCTGTTTTCCTTTTTCTGTTTCTGTATTTATTTCAATACTCTTATTATTTATTAAATTTTTATTATCTTGTATCTTATTTTGTATATCTAATATTTCTGTTTCTTTCTCTTTTATTAAATTTAAAATATGTTCCTCATTAGCATTATCATATTTTCTACCACAAGTAGGGCATGTGTCTGACTTCCTAATACTATCTATCTCACTATTTAATCTATTAATAGAACTTTCAAAATTAGATATTTCAAATTCCCACTTATCTACCTCAGAACTTAATTTATTAACTAAATCTCTTTGTGTATTTAGTATATTGTTTATTTCTTCTCTCTTATTCTCTATTTCTACTCTATTAGATTTAAGATTATTCATATCTAATTGTTTATTACTAATTACAGAATCAAATTCAGGTATAACTATATTTTCAATATCTACAATATCATTATTCAATATATTAATATCTTTATGTATTTGATTTATTTCAATATCTATTTCTTCTACATTTCCCAAAGACTTCTTTTTTTCATTCTCTATCTTAATATCATTTATTTTAGAATTTAAGGTATTTATTTGACTTTGTAATGATTGTATATTACCTTCTAATTTTGTTTTGTCTAAAGTCAATCTAGTACACTCAGCTTCATACTCTATTTGTTTGTTCTTTATATATAGTTTAAAATCTTCAATTAGTTTTTCAGTTCCTGTTAATATTTCTAATCTTTCTTTTCTAGCAGTTGGTGATAAAGAACTTAAATTTGTACTTACCCCCTGTGCTAAAAATATACTATCAAGGAATAAGTCTTTATTTATTCCTAAATATTTTTGTATTAACTTATCTGTATCTGTTTTATTTCTCCCAGATACATCTATACCATTTTCTAATAATTGTATATTAGATTTTCCATTTTCTTTATATCTAATAATTGTGTAATTAATTCCATTTATACTTAAATCTAAACTAACTCTATATCCTTGATTTAATATCCTATTCTCTGGGTCTTTTATCCCTAAACTTGTTTCTCCATATAAAGAAAATATAATAGATTCAAAAATACTTGATTTTCCACTACCATTGCTTTTAACATTAGCCTCATAGTTATTTATTCCTTTAACTACAACTATTCCTTTACTGTCAAGTTCAAGTTCTATATTCTCTACTGATTGAAAATTCTTTATATGAATTTTTTTAAATACAATATTCATTTGAAAACCTACCTCATTACTAAAATAATTTATTCTGTTGTGTTTTGACTTCATCTATCTTATAGTCACCTTTAACAAAAATAGCAACTTCTTGTAGCATATTTACTCTTTTTGCCATTGCATTTTTCATATTTAGTACATTACTAGATAAACACTTAAAACCAACATTTTCCATCATTTTTATCCATTTTTCTTTATATTTATCAATTCTTTCAGTTTGTAAAATTACTATTCCTCCGTCTTTCATGTACTTATAAACATTTGTGAATATAGGTGTTGAAAAATACTTATGGAAATCATCATAATCTTTCATACCTTGTATCTGTTCTTCAAAACCATCATACATTTCAAAGTCAAAGTAAGGTGGAGATGTGTAAACAAAATCAACCTTATTCTCTAATTCTGGTTCATAAATTTTAGAATCTTTTATTCTAACTTCAAAATGTTGTCCAAATTTTTTATATTTATTTAATATAGGCATAAAAGTACTGTTAAGATAATTCCATTCTTTTGAATTTGTATCATTTCCTATATATGTTTTAACACCATATTTAGCAAACATTAAAACCCTATCTCCATGCCCAGCAAAAGGGTCAAATACAAATGCACTTTTAGGGCAAAATTCTTTTAATAATTCAGGATTACCTTTAAAACTTCCATATATGGCAAATCTATCTATTGCAATTTGTTTAGGGTATGTATATCCTTTTGGTACAGACATATCCATTTGTATCTTACCACTTGGAAAATCATAATGTACTGTTCCATCTTCATTATATTTAAAATATTTAATACCACCAATACAATCTTCATCATCTACTCTTATTCCTCTAGGACGATATGTTGCTGAAGCCTTTGTTGAAAATGCAGCAGCAGTTGTCATATCATTATCAGATATACATGATGTACTTGTACTTGATATCCTATCTGCTCTTATTCCTCTTGGTTGATATGTATGACTTGTAGTATTTACCATAACAGATGCATCTTGAACACCTGCATCAATACTTCTAGTTGCAATACTTGTTCCAGATACCCTTGAAACCCTACCATTTTTAGATATTTTAACATCTTGGCAATTTTTACACAAACCATTTATATACCTATTATTAACACCACAACAATCGCATTTATTACCATCTATGTCTATATAAATATCTTCATTCCCAGAACCAACTATCGAACCATTCTTATTTAATAATTCTAATTCATAATTTTTAAATGGGTCACATTTTAATTTTAAATCTAAATATATTTCATATAACCATTTTCTGTCTTCTAAAATTGGTAAATTTGGGTCTAGGTATTCATCAAACTGTCTATATGTATTTTTTAGTGCATTTATCTCCTCAGATACCATACTTTTTTCACTTTTAATTTTATGTTTTGATAATTCAAAAAACTTTTCAAATTTAGTTCCTTTTATTACTGTATCAAAATCTTTGATTTTCATAAATCCATCTCTATCAATAAATCCATTTTGTCCTAAATATATTAATGAATAAAATGCTCTATTATGTGTACCATCTCTAAATGTTTGATTTCCATTTTCGTCATGCATAAACTGTTGTGTGTCCATTCTGTATTTCATATTAAATGCAGATAAATATCCATTATTTGTATCAAAATCTTGTTGCTTACCTTTAAAATATTTATAAATACTATCTTCCAACTTATCTATTGTAATACTATCTTGTTGTTTATTCCAATAATATTCGTAAAGGTCATTTGCAATATCTATTTGCCATAATTCTGGGTTAGAATATACTCGAAATGAACTGTCATACCCAATTAGGATATGACAATCATTCCACCAATACATATTAATAATATCTTTAGCAATTTTCTGTTTTAGCTTATTTTTATCCCCTGTAATTTTAAATTCAGGATTCTGAAAAATATTCTGTACTAAATTCATTATTAAACCTCTTTCTAAAATAATGTGTTGCTTGATTGTTTTGCTTCTGCTCTTCCATAGTCACCTTTAACAAAAATTCCTATTTCTTGAATAGTTTTATTAATACCATGTTTCTGTTCATTACTTAAATCATTCTCTGTAATATTTTTAAATCCAACACTTACCATCATATCTATCCATTTTTGTTTTAGTTTTTTATCTTTCTCTGTTTGTAATATTACAACACCACCATCTTTCATATATCTATATACATTTTTAAAGATAGGTATTGAAAATTCTCTATGGAAATCATCATAAGTTTTCATACCAGCGATTTGCTCTGTAAACCCATCATACATTTCAAAATCAAAATATGGAGGAGATGTGTAAACAAAATCAACCTTATTCTCTAATTCTGGTTCATAAATCATTGAATTTTTGATTCTAACCTCACATCTTTGGTTAAATCTCTTATATTTATTTATTAATTCAATTAGATTATTATTTAGGAAATTCCATTCACGTTCATTTGTATCATTTCCTATATATGTTTTACAGCCATATTCCATAAAGAATAATGCTCTGTCTCCGTGTCCTGCAAATGGGTCAAATACAAAAGCATTTGAAGGGCAAAATTGTTTTAATAATTCTAAATTCCCATTAAAACTTCCAAACATAAAAAATCTATTTGTAGATATATTATCTGGATATTTATAACCATCTGGAATTGTCATATCAAATATTTTACCTTGAGATGAATAGTATCTAACAGTATTTTCAGATGTATAAACAAAATCTTTTATATTTCCAATAAATTTAACATCATTACTATTTAATGCAGATGGTGAGGTTGTTATGCTACTTCTACTTGCTTTTCCTGCCTCATCAACTGTATCTTTATTTCTTGCAAATGATTGTTCAGATGTAGTTGTACCTACATTTACACTATTTGCAGAAACAGATGTTGTCATACTACTTCTACTTGTCATACCTGCTTCTGCTGTAGTTTCTTCTACATTTACATTAGAAACTCTTGATGTAGTTGTTCCAACATTTATTACATTTTCAGAACTTAATTTTGTTTGAAATGCACTGGTTCTAGCCTCCATACCTATTTGAGATACTGTATTATCTCCTGTTGTATGTGAATTTCCTGAAGTTGAATTTCCCACTCTTGTTTTTGAGTTTGCAAACTCATTATTACCTACATTTACAGCTCTAACAGCGGTTTGGAATCCAGCAGTTCTTGATTCTAAACCAGCTCTTTGAACACTCTCTTCTGATGTTACATTTGATGCCCCTGATGAATGTGTAAATGCTGCAATTCTACTATCATGACTTGCAAATTGCAATGTTTCATCATCAATTACACTTGAATTTGCACTTGATTTTTGCATACCTATATTTAAGCCTCTTGATTGTGAACTACCACTTGAAACACTAACATTTGCAACAGAACCTACACTATCATCTGATATTGATGTGCTATGTGCAGATGTTGATGTGCCAACTTGAACTGTATTTGAATTACTTGCAGATTTAGAAGCATTATGTCCTGCTTCTGTTAAAATATCTGCTCTCATTGTTTCACTATTTGATGTTGTTTGTGTACCTACTTGCACACTTTGATTTTCTAATTGCATTCCTGAAGCTCTACTAGCTATACTTGCTGCAGAAGCACCACTTACAATAGATATTGTATCATCAAGTACTGTATGAGATTTACCAGTTATATTTACACTTACATTTTGACCTGGCATTCTACTTACTTTACTTGCAACTGCTGTATGACTTGCATCTGACATTCTTTCTTCTGCAACTGCTGTTGATATTCCTGTTGTATTGTTACTTACTGTTACTTCTCCTACATTATACCCAACAGACTTACTGGCATTACTTTTTACTGCTGTATTTCCAGCACTTGATAACTCATCATCACCTATCACACCACTATTTCCAGAAGGTGCAGTACCAACATTTAATCCTGCTGCTCTACTAGCTCTACTTGCAACAGAGTTCCAAGACACATTATCTATACTCTCATCGCTTACAGAATGTCCTTGTCTTGATGTACCATCACTAACTCTAAAACTTCCTGAACTTGCACTTGAAGCTGCCCCTGCTAATTTAACTGCATCTTGTTGAATTGAATTACTTTTTTGACTTATATTCCCATATAATTTATTTCCTATCATTCTATCTTTAAAATTCATTTCACAACAGTCTTTACATAAGCCGTTTCTAAAATGAGGTTTACCACAATTTACACATGCAATATCATTATAATATATAAATTCATTTCCACCCATAACTATAAAACCATTTTTTCTTAATAACTCTGTTTCATAATTTTTATATGGGTCACATTTTACTTCTACATTAACACAAAAATCATATAACCATTTTCTATCTTCTAAAATTGGTAGATTTGGGTCTAGGTATTCTCTAAAATCCTTATATGATTTAGCCAAATCTCTTATTTCTTTTTTAACACCATTCTCTCCATCATCAAAATGGTCTATACAAGTTTCAAAATATTTCAAGTATTTAGGATTTGATTTTACAACTTCATTCCAGTCTTTCAATCTTACTTTATTATCAAAATCAATAAATCCATTCTGTGCAATATATATCAATGAGTAAAAAGGTCTTGTAGGTGTACCATCTCTAAATGTTTGATTTCCATTTTCATCTACCATACATTGTCCCTTATCTGCTCTAAATGGAATTGTAAATTTAGGTAATACTGTTGTTTGTACTCCTATATATTTAGAATTTTTCATGTGATTATAAATTTCATTCTCTAAATCTTGATAATTAGTATATCTATCTACTGTATAGTTCCAGTAAAACTCAAATAAACTATTTGCTGCATCTAGTTGCCATCTTTGTGGATTTGTGTATTCTCTCTGACCATCTTTATATCCAACTAATAAATCGCAACTGTTAAACCAATTCATATTGATTATATCTTTTAATATTCTCTTTTTTAATTTATGTTGGTCTCCCTCAATTTTAAATTCAGGGTTTTGAAAAATATTTTGTATTAAATTCATTTTCTCTTACACCTCTCTGCTATTTATAACATCTTTAATCTACTTATTAAATATGATTTTATATCCTGTCCCTTGACACTCTTTACAATTTAATCTTTCTTGAATATTGTCTAACTTTTTATTTTTAGAACATTTACAAACCTTTATCTCTTTAATATTACATTGTTTTAAACAAGCTGCTATAATTCCTTTATAATTTTGATATTCTAAACATATATCATTTAATATAGATATATCCCTCATTACATCTTCTTTACATCTCATATCAAACATACTTATACACTCCTTAAAATAATTTATTAGAAATCTCTTTTTCTTTTTCCATATTCAGCACCTTTAATGCACTTTCATACAAATTGACACATTCTCTTGTAGTATCATTTTTAAGTTGACTTAGTTTTCTACAGGATACAACGTCACCTTCTATATCTGTAATTGTTTTTCTTCTTCCTTTACACAATCTTATAGTAACGTCACCATTTGCATTTGGGTATCCTAGGAATGCACCAGTATCTCTAATATTAGAAAATATCTTTTTAACAAATCCATCGCTAACTCTATAAACAACATAACGCTCTCCGTTATTATTATATTTAGGTAAGGTATTATTTCCAATAGTAACACCTTTATAGCTCACATCATTTCTAAACACCCATCTTATATTATCGCTACTTACATCTGTTCCAGTATTATTTTTATAGCACACTCTAAGCTTACTTTGGTCTATTGGTATTTTAGATTCAAATAGTCCATCTTTAAATAAAATGTATTTTGGTTTAGGAACAAATAATTCTGCAACTGTTCTTCCTACCCATAATTTATAAGATTTACCATCACTAATAATATTTGCATATAAATAATTGTTTACAGTTCCATTACCCTGTTCCTTTTCAGATATAAATTTATCCATAAATACAGATACCTTTGTATATTCCCATTTACTAAAAGACTTATTGTAAATCTTTCTAAATATGTTTCCTTTATTACTAATCATATATTCTCCATTGAATTTTGGTATATCTGCGAATAACTCTCCCTTTAGTCCAACCTCCTCGACCTTATATATTTTAGTATTAAGATTAGAATATACAATATATTCTAAATAATCTAACAACTTAAATCCATATACACCTTTATTAGACTTTTTTATATGTTTACCCATTCAAAACACCCCTAAAATAAATTACTTGATTTATTTGAAATCTTATCCATATTTTCTTGACTTTTATTTTCAATTCCATATTTAGCTTCCCAAGTATTTATAACTTCTCCAGTATCATAATTAGTTATATCATTTACATTAACTTCTTCTTGCCCTTTAACTTCTCCAATAACTACATTATATAAATTCATAGGATATCTTAACTCAACACCTGAATTTAAAAAATCTTTAAAAGATTGTTTTATATCTAAATTACTTTCCAATGTAATATTACTATTTTGATTTTGTTCTTCTTGCTTAATTGATTTTGTAACTATTTTATAATTAAGTATTTTATTACAATTTTGTAATAATGCTTCTATATCATTTTTCATCTCAAAATCACATTCAACCTGTAATATAAAATTATAGGTGCTATTCTCTGCTTCTTTAATATAATCATTAGCTTCTTCAATAGTATCTATTTTTATTTTTCTAAATAAAGGGCATATTTTATTTTCAAACTCTTTCAATTCTTGTGTAATTGTATCAAATATATAACAAGTAGGAACTGAATCAGTGCTATCTGCAAAAGAATGAGTTGTTATACTTCCTACATTTACTATATTTGCAAATTTACTACAAGCATGAACATGCCCATTAAATACTTTCTTAAATTTAGATAAACTGTCTTTCTCTATTCCAAAATCAAGTATTCTATTTGCAGAAATTTTACTACCATATATATCGTGGTGCATAAAAGCATAATCACTACCATTATAATTTGATAAGTCTAAATCTTTATAGTCACAATATGGTAAGAATAATAAATTGTCAATAACTGTTGGTGTATCAATAACTTGTATTCCTTGTATATTGTCTAATAATTTTAATACATTATAATCTGTATTAAGCATCTCATGATTTCCACATAATATTATATGTTGTTTATTTAGATATTGAAATACTTTAAAAAATTCACTTGCAGTATCTATATCATAGCTTGTTATTGTATTTTGGTCGAATGTATCTCCTAAATTTATAATCATATCAACATTATTTTGTTGAATAATATCTGTCATCCATTGTGCAGTTTTTACTATCATATCTTGTCTATATGTATATTTTCTATAACTACTTGTAATAGGTAATATACTACTTGTTCTACTTATATGTACATCTGAATATATAAATAATCTCATTGCTACAACCCCCTGCTTTTAAACTTATTATATAAATCTTTTGATATATCATAAAAAAATTCAACACCACCAAATGTCATTCCTTCTTCATCGTAGTCTGATGTTGTTATAAGCAAGTGGTAACAAGTAACACCATTATCATCATAAGTATCCACATTCACACTAAATTTAACATAATCATCACTATTATTTGCATTATAACTCAATAAAATATTACCCATCATTATAATTTCTTCTATCTGGCTCTCTGATAAATACTTAATTACATTCTTTTCACCACCTGATATAAATTCTAATTCTTTTAATATAGGATATCTTCTCTTCTCAATGTCACCAACTGTTTCTCCCTCATATCCCTTTGCTTGGCAAATATTTATTCTTAAACTCATTACTATACCTCCTCAACTAATCCTGCATGAATTAAATCTCTAATTGCAAATAAATCATTAAGTGCTGGTATCCATGCAAAACCATATTTCTTTTTAATTATAATTTTTCTATCATCATATATTGCTAATCCTCTAACCATATTATGATATGGTATTGGTATAAGTTTTAAAAATTTAGGAAAATAAACTTTATAATATCCTCCAGTAGATGGGTCATATTTATACCCAAAACTTTTTAGCTTTTGTAAGTCTACATTCTCTTTAATTTTCATTATTTACCTCTCCCATCTAATTTTATATCACTATCCATTAATATTGGACATGGGGCATCAAAATCCCATTTACTTTTAGTACCACAATTAGTACACTTATAATAAACAAAATCTGTATCTTCTATAAAACTATTATTTTCAATTAAATCAGCATTACATTTGGGACAATATATAAAAGAACTTCTAATTCCCTTTTGTACCTGATTTTTCTGGTATCTTTCTCTATCTACTACCCAAATAAAACATAACCATCTAAATATATAATAGTGAGTTACCATTCTTTTAGGTATTATATATTTATACCAATTTGCAAAACTAATACCAAACTTTATTGTTTCCATCTGTTTCAATAACCTCCGTTAAATCATTTTTAATTAGATGATATAATGTATCATCTAATGCACCATCTAATCTAGGTATTCTTATAATTCTATCATACTCAAATATCTTATAAAACGTCTTATCATCATTATCATTTCCAGTATAAATCTTTTTACAATAAAAATTAGCCTTATACTTATCTACACATGCATAATCTATTACAAATGAAAAATTAAAGGGTGGCATAGTCAATTTGTATAAATCAATAGTATCTTTAATTTTAATCTGTTTCATAAATAGGTGTTTCAACTCCTGTCTTATATCCAATTAACTTATAAACAGGTACATATTTATCAATAGTTCTTCCATGCCCACTACATATATCACATTTTATATAACCACTACTTGAATGAGGTCCACATAAATCATAATTTTCATCTACATCATTATAAACTTCTCCAGTACCATTACATTTAGGGCATATATGAGGTCTTTCCTTCTTAAATTGTTCTATAACTTCCCCTACTGTCATATTCCTGTCATAATCTGCTAAATCAGATACTTTATTAATCATCTAAATCAATACCTTTCTCTTTAAGAAATTCTGTAACTTTCTTTGCTTTATTTTCCCATTTTTTATAGGCATCAAAATAAACTTCATCTTTATCACCGTTGTAAGTAATTTCATAGTACATACCATCGCTAACAGATGTACTTACTAATGCTTTATTATTTTGTAATGTTTTACAACTCCATACAATATAAATATTATCTTCTGTTATTTTAAAATCATCAGTTTTTTCAACAATATCATTATAATAATCCTTTACTAACAATTTACATAATTTTAAGAAACTATCATTTCCCATTTTCTTTATCCTCCTTTAATTTATTACTTGACAAATATTTAAACTTATCAATACTATTATTTTTAACATCTTTATTTTTAGGTTCTAAATGATTTATATAAACCCTTGTCATTTCCAATTCCTCATCATCTAAATCAAATGCCATAATTTTTCACCTCTTATAAATTATTTGTAAAAAATTCTTCAACATCCTCTACGGTGTCAACAGCAGTAAATGGTGGTAGTGAACGAACTACAGGAGATAGCCATCTTACACCACTATATAATCTGTTATCAAATATTGCTACAACACCCTTATCAGATGTATGTCTTATAAGTCTACCTATTGCCTGTAATAACATCATTGTAGTAGGGACAACAGCTGTAACTCTAAATGCATCTAATCCTTTTGATTCTGCAATCTCACTTTTTCTTTTACTTACTACTCCTGGATTTCCAAAAGGCAATTTATTCAAACATAGTAATCTTAATGAATCACCTTGTACATCCAAACCTTGAAAGAAACCTCTAGTACCAACTAAAACACTATTTGTATCTTCTCTAAATGTAGTAACTAGTTCATTTTTATTTTTCCATCTTTTATCATCTGCACATAAAATAGTATATTTATCTCCTAATTCATTTAACAAATATGTATAAGTTTCACTTGTTTCTCTTGATGTAGTACATAATATTAATGCACCACCATTAGATGCTTCAATTAATGTTTTTACATTTGATTTAAAGTAATCAAAATGTTCTTTTCTTTTTGTTTTTACATCAGGAATATTTTGAGGTATATACATTAATCCTTGTTTAGGGTAGTCAAATACTGTTCCTACATCTGAACATTGACATTTTATATCTTTAAGCTTCAACATACCTAATTTATCTGCTGAATCTCTAAAACTGTTTTCAACACATAATGTAGCAGATACACCAATTAAATTTACTTTATTTTCATTTATAGTAGTTATATTTGATTTATCCCCATCTAAAAATCCTAAACCTGCTTGTAAAGCATCTCCTGTATTTAGATATGTTGCAGATATTCTAAATGGTTCTACACTTTCTTTATCTGTTTCAATATAATTAAAATATGTAACATAAGAATTTTTATCAATATATGCAAGATTGAATATTCTTTCTATTTCTAATAAAGTATCTAATATTCTTTTAACTGTTGGAATATACTTAACATTGACACATGATAATGTATCTAATCTTACCTTTAATGATAATAACTTATTTACGTCTTTAGATATAGTTTCTATATCATCTTTTTCAAATTCAAATACATCTTCTAAAGAAGTTATTGGTTTTGTTGAATTTGTGTTATATATTTCTATTTTTTCTTTAATATCCTGTCTGTACTTATCCATTATATTATATAATCTACCTACAGCAACACCTAATTCAATTACATCTTGTTTTACATCATTTCCTGACTGATACATAATATCTCTAATATCAGGATTATGTTCTTCTAATTTTTGCATACAATAATTATACCTATCATACTCCTCGCTGAAAGTATCTTCAATCTTTGTTTCATTTACATATTTATTTAATTTTGCTAATAAATTATACTTAAGCTCACCTTGTGTAACTTCTGTTGAAAAAGCCTTCTCAAGCCAATTATCCAAATCATGTGCTTCATCGCATATCCATAAATATCTACTTTTTAATACACCCAAATTTTTGTCCCTTTGTTTACTTGCATCTACAATCATTCTACTAATATATGCATGATTTGTAATAACTACATTACTTGAATATGCTCTATTTACTATTTTATAAACAGGACAAGAATTTCTACCTTCAAATTTACAATTTTTTATACAATTAGAACCAGCACAAGAAAAACTTTCACAATTACAACCTAAACTATCGATAGTAAAATATTCTTCCTTTATATTCCCCTTTAAATATTCCTCATATTGAGGAACTACTTTCTGTAAAGATTTATATTCTTCAGGTCTTGATTTCATAAATATTTTTTCATCTTTATGTAATTCATCTAATAATTCTGTCATTTTTCTTGGACATATATAATTAGACAAACTCTGCAATGCTAAATATTCTAATTCTGGAAATAAATACTTTTTTAATGTTGGCAAATCTTTATCTGCTAATTGAGAAGTAAGCTGAATAGTTGAGGTACTAACAAAACATTTTCTCTTACTAATAATGGCAGGTATTAAATATGCAATACTTTTACCAACACCAGTCCCAGCTTGCATTAAGCCATCATCTTTATACTCAATAACATTACTTATTTTATGTATTAAGATTAATTGTTGAGGTCTAATTTCTCCATTTGGAAGTTTACTAATTAAGTATTTCAATGCAGCTATACTTTTTGTTGATAGACTACATTTTGAATTTAATATTTCTGCTAGATTATCTTCTAATAAAGAATATTGCTCTAATTCTTTATTATACTCTTCATTAATTTCTTCTATTTCCTGTTTAGTCAAATCATCTATTGTATTCATTTGTTACCTCCTCATTATATATAACATCTATATTACCACAATATTCTATATTTTGAAATATTTTGATGGAATTTCAGATTTTGATTTACGTGTAAGATTATTTACATTCTTCCTCTTCTTCAATTTATTCTTGATATGATTTTAATATAAAATATAATTTTAAATATAAAATAAATTTTAAATAAAAGAACATGAAAAATATAATATATATTAGAATATGAGGAGGCATATAGTAAATAGCCAAAAATGTTGAATGACGAAAACTCTTATTTATCTTCAAAAATAATTATTAAAATTGCTTCCTAAATTCATACAATTATTCAGTATATTTAATATCTATTTTAGTAATATATTGTTATTTAGTAAAACTTATTTATATTTTATTAAATTCTAAAAATTTCTTGGAACACTTAATAGGCTTTCAACATTTAATTTTTGAAAACCTTAAAACCTTTGAAAATACTGCATTTCATCGATTATGCACAATTAACACATACATTATTTAGTGATAATAAATTCATTGAATATTTTTCGTAATAATCTATGGAATAACATTCTTTTAGAACACTATCAATATAATTCTGCATAATATTAATATTTTCAATATATCTATTTGTCTTAATTATATTTTTATTCTCTAATATAATTTTAAATTGTTCTTTCAAACTAATACATATTTCTTTTAAATTTATTTCTTGTTTTGCTGTTTTATAATCTCTATAATTTACTATTCTATATATATTTTGTTTCAATATCTTATTTAATCTTCTTAGATTTGTATTTGTTTTTCTTACTACTGATTTTACTTGTTTATCTTCTAAATTATTTATTATTTCTTTATTTTCTTCTATAATTTCATTTGATAAGTCTATTACTTGCATTTTAAAATTTTGTATTTGTATATTATTTCCTGTTAGTTTATTGTGTTCCTCTAATATTTTTTGTATATCTAGTTTTGTTCTAAATGATAAAGTATTTATATTAGAATATACTTGAATTTGATTAATAAATTCATTATATATCTTTTTTTGTTTATAATATTCAATCATATAGTCATCTATATCTAAATCTATACCAAATTCTTTATTTATATTATTTATTTTATCCCTGTAGTCTTTTATTGCTTTTAAATTTAAAATAGTTTCTGGGTTATTCTCACTTAATTTAGATATAATATTATTTAGTTTATTATGCATGAACTTGTCTATACTTATCATTTCTGATACTTTTATTCTTTTTCCACCATTCCCTTTAAGCATCTTGTCTATAACCTGTTCTTTAAAGTTCTTATTTTCTTCCTTAATCTTTTTATTCATAAAAGAACAATATGATTTTGTAAATGAATACTTCATATCTATATCGACTACTTCTCCTACTGTCATGTTTGATAATTGTTCATAGTCTATTGGTTTTATAATACCAAAATTTTTATTAATTCCATTTATATTATTTAATAATGAATTTGCATATTTTTTAGCATTACTTGTTACTTTCATTCCCTCAATATTAAATTGGGTTACAAATCTATTAAACATATTTCCTATTGTATATTGTCTTCTATTATATGCTTTATCACTTTCATCTATAAGTCTATCTGTTGTTATAAAATCTTTCCATAGAGTATCTGGTTCATACATCATATTTTTATTAAGTTTTATATCTTCATAAGGCAATGAGAAATTACCACCCTTATATCTCAATGTTTTGCTGCTTTTTTGTAGGGTAGATATGAATATATTATATAATTGCATTTCTGTTGATATAACTTTATTTTTTGCTAGTGTTTTTATTTGTATTTGTTCCCCATCTTCATCATCAAATATATCTGTATAAGTTGGGTCTATTGCTTTCATTTCTTTATATTTATTTTTAAATCTGCTCATCTTTTTTAAATTTTTTATGACTAATACATCAAATGTTGATATACCTGTTTTTCTTGCACAAGCAAACTCACCTTCATTAAGTATGCCAAATAAACCATCTGGCATAGTTATTATATTATAACCTGTTTCTAAATGGCTAAATAATTCAAATCCATTTTTTAGTTCGAACTCTGATAATTGTTTATTAGTTAATGTTTTATGTATTGGTATATATTGTGATACTACTTTCCCATATCTACCCATAATAGGCACTTGAGTATTATCATTTATTTCACATACTTGCATATAATGATTATTACCTGCATTAATTCTAGTATCTATTAAAGTAGCCCATCCTGTATCTACTATATTTCTAAATTCTGTTATTGCATCCATTGTTGACATTCTACCATCAGAATTTTTAGAAATTAGTGAAAAATCTATTATCATATTTTTATTAGTTGGAATAACAGGATATGTTTTTGAAAACGAATCCCAAAAGATGGTACTATATTCTGTTCTATCTAAATCAAACATTGTTTCGTCTATTCCTGTACCACTTAAAATATAATTATATAAGGATATAACTCTAGTAAATTTAACTATTCCATCTGTATCTAATTCATAATCTATTTTAAGACCAAATTTATCTATTGTTATACTTCCCTTACTTTTTCTTTTTAATTTAGATTTTAAATTTTCTACAAATTCTTCTCTGTATAATGTAATGCCTTTATTTTGAGTATCTGCTATTTCTTGTAAACTAGAACCATTAATAAGTTTGATAATTTTTAAAATATCATCTTGTGTTCTTTCAAATTTAGTATATGCATCATCATCTACTATAATATTTTCAATAGAATCATTCAAATATCTTCTTATCAATTCATTATTAGATAATTCTGACATTCTGTAATATGGTGAATTCATTAGTTCAAATTGATTTGGTTTTTCTACACTTTTATCCTCATTAAATGAACTTTGATTGTATTCTGTACCATCTTCTTCTAATTCTTCTTCAAAGTTATCTAGCAAATTATCTGTAATGAATTTTTTATTTTTTGTTTCTATAAGTTCCTCTTTTACACTATATATTAATCCTGGATTTACTTTACTTGTACTTTGTACATCAAATTTAAAATTCATTAAACTACCTCTTCCTTATATAAGTTTTAAAGATTGTCAAGTGTTTTTATCATGTAATTTTCATCTTATTCATTATAACATCTTGACAATCTAATTTTAAAATAATTTATTTATTGATTCTTCTGAACTATTTTTTACTTTTAATTCATCTTCTATTTTTAAATAATCATGTAACTTTGATACTCTTTTTAATATTTCATTTATATTTACAGAATACATTTCGAATTCTTTTATTTTTTGGTCTACTAAATATAAATCATTTGTACTATATTCCATTATAACTTCATCATATAATTTATTCACAAAATCATCTGTGATATCATTATCAACTAATTTTAAATTCATTAATTCCATATTCACTACAAATTGTGCTTTATCAAAATTTATATATGCCTTTCTTTTTGGAATATTGAAGTTTTTACATTTACAATCTAAATCTTCCTCTGTGTGTGGAAAAGAAATATTAGATTTATTGCAAGATTCTATAAGTTGTAATAACCCACTAGCAGTCTTTTCACCTACACCATAACAAGCAGATGGAATATTATCAGATGGGTCACCTATTATTGCTTTGCAGTTTATGTATTTCCATGCATCCATTTCTTTACTTTTTAATGTATTTATATCCCACATTTCTTCGTGCATTGTTCTCCAAATTCTACATTTTCTGTTTTCATCTTCATAAACTGCTTGAATTAAATCTTTATCATCTGATATTATAATACTATCTCTTGACATTTTAGATAATATATAAAGTAAGTCATCACCTTCCCAACCTTCAAGTCTAATACAAGGAATACCTAATCCATGTAACATTGTTATAATATCTTTTCTTTGTGTTCTATATTCTCTCATAAATGCTTCGTCTAATATCTGTTGTTCTGTTTTTTCACATTCTTTACATTCTAATAGTAGTTGTTTTTCTTCATTTCTTTTATAATTAGAATATACATTTAATCTTCTGGGTGATAATCCACCATCAAATACAACTATTGGGAAATAGTTGTATCTTTGCATTTCTTTAAATATACTTTTTAAACATCCAAATATGCCTCCAGTTCTCTTACCAGCTGTTGTTTGTAAATCCCATTGGTTTGGTTGTGATAACATTCTATGTAAGACATAACTACCATCTATAAGTAGTGTTCTTCCAAATTCAATATTAAGTTTCATCATTTTCTACCTCTTTTCCATCCCTTTTTTAAA